CGTCCAGGCTTGTCGGGCGGCGGGTTTGGATAGGTCCTCGAGATGGGCGTCCCAGAGGGTTCGGGATTTGCGCGGGTCAAGGATTAGCTTGCCCACCTTGCCAGCCCAGATGCCGTGGCCGGCGGCGTTGAAGGTCTTGATGGTAGTGGTTGTGCGGAAGCCGGCGGATTCCTTGGCCTCGACGGCGTTGCGCTTGTTGAAGACCAAGTACAAAGCCGGGTGGATCTTGCTGGCTTGGTCGATGAGTTTGAGGGTGGCCGACTTGCCGGTACCGGCCAAGGCGTTGATCATAAGATTGCGGGTCGGGTCCGCGTCGAGGGTGGCCTGTTGTTCGGGGGTGGGGGTCATTGCGGGTCCAAGCTCCGGATCATGGTGATGAACTCCCGCGTGGTTTGGTCTTGAAATGCTAGCTTATCCTCTTGATCGTCAAGGGATTCGCTGTTCTCGATGATCATCCGGGCAACTATGAACGCGATCATCATCATGCCGTTTGGCGGGTCGATGTCTTGGGATTTGAACCATTCGATTAGGGCCAGTCCGGCTTGGTTGATATCCTCAAATGATTCGCAGTTCATTGCAACCTCTTTCCCACGGCCAATGCCGTGACGTGTTCGACGGTCTTAAGTAGCATCTGGCCGATGCCCAGGAACCCGGTGCCGATTAGTTCGTCGTCGTTGGCTTTGCGGAGGTGGCCAAGGACCATGCAGCATTCAGCAGCCAATCGCAAATGCTCGATCAGTCGGGAGTAGGTGACGGCTTCTGAGGCTTGGCCGGCTTCGGTTTCGTAGGTGGGGTATTGAGACATTAGTCGGGCTTTCGGGTTCGACGCAGGTTGTAGGTCGGATCGTTGCGCCAGTCGGGTTCGGTGGAGGTGGCAACAAGCATTGCACGGTAGCGCTGTTCGTAGTCGGGGTCGACAATTGATCGGATAGTGCCATCGCCCATCCGATAGTGGCGGATTACAGGCATGTTGGGGTCTCGCCAGTTCAGGCGGGTGTCAGGAGGTTGGCGACGACGGCGGGGCATTAGCGGTTGTCGATCTGTTTGGTTGTTGGCTTGTAGATTTCGATCAACTCCCCACGTAGCATGTCGTTAATACGATTGCTCTCAGCCCGCTTGCGAGAGATCATGCCTTCCTGGAGATCGTTGAAATGTGAGCGGACGCTTTCCCAGTTTGCCGTTGAACTTCTGGCTGATGTTGTAGATTTGCTGGTCCATATCGCGGAGGGTGCGGACGAGATACGGTTGAATAGATCGAACATTAAATCCTCCGTGGGAATGATTTCTGGGTCGGTCGTAGGTTTAGCAGGTCGAGAAGGGATCGCGAATCGGTTGGGCCATCGATGGACCAGATGGTGGGGTCGGTTGGGGTAAAGGTGGCGTCGTTGCGGCGGAGGATGGCGTCCTCTAGAGCGGAGGCGAAGTCCGGGCCATCGGCACAGTGGGAGATGTAAGTGCCCTGGGGTTCGCCGATGTCGGAGTGGTGGATGATTGACACGCGCCAATGGTCCGGGGCGAATTGAAAGGCCCAGGAAATGGTCCAGCCGGAGAGGGCCAAATCTGCAAGCAAAGCCTCAAGCACTACTTCAACCCCATCTTAGCCAGGACCTTCCGCGCGTTCTCGCGTTGGGCCTCGGTGGTCTCAGCATGCAACTGCGCTTGGGCTTTGGTTAGCCGCACCATCGGCTGGCGTGGTGGGATGGTGTAGTTGGCAGGTGCCGCGGTGGTGGGGACCAGAGCTTCGGGCTGATGCGCGCGGAGGACATTCAGCGCGCGGGTCAGCCCACCTTCGGTGAAATCGAACTTGGTAATGTAGGGGATGCCACCGGCGGTCATGGGGAGAGCGACGTATATGTGGCGCGCGTCGGACCACATGGTGACTGCCCATTTCGGGATTGGGGAAGGATCAGCGGAGGCCATCATTGGGGGATCTCCTAATAGTGGTGTGCGGGGAAGGCAGGTTGGTCGTCGGGGAGGACGTGGGGGATTGCCCAAGGAGATGGTAGCTGTGCCGTGTACCATTGAACAAGATCGGTGCGATTGCGCAGATTGAGTTTGCGGAAGATAGACTTGGAGTGGACGCGGATAGTGGCAAGGGTGCAATTCATCTTGCGCGCAATGGCTTTGCCTCCATCGGGGGAGGTAGCGAGGAGATGGAGGAGTTCTTCCTCGCGAGAGGAGAGGACGCTATAGGTTGCACGGAATAGTGCGGATCGATGATCGCCGCCTTTCATACCTCCGTCTCCCATGGCATTTTGGGCATGGAGGGCTTCACCCGCTTTGCCCGCTTTGTGGTGGAGGCTTTCGCCGCGACCATGCCAGGGTTGGCCTTGGCGCCCCATCCGCCGAATTTGGGAAGATTGGGCACTGGGCATTTGGTCTGGGGTTTGCGGAAATTGGTCGATCGGGCTTTGGCTGCCCGGTCGAGTTTGCGGTCGGAGATGGTATAGGTGAGGTTGCTGGTCATGATGCGTGCGCCGGGGTGGGGATCGGCTTGGGCGCGGGCGTGGGCGCGGATGAGGCCTTTGCTAGGGCCTTCTGCATCATCTCACGGATCATGGCGAGTTCGTAGAGTTCCTTGTCGGTCATGGTCGAGTCCAATCGTCTAGAGGGATGGGATCGGGGGAACCATAGATTGCGTGGATGATTTGTTCTTCGGTCCAAGTGCCGTCATCGGCGAGGATATGGGTGACGGCGATTTGTTGTTCGGGGGTTAGTCGATCGTATTGACTGGCGAGGCAGTAAACGGTAGGGTAGGTGATGAGGAAAGGCATTATAGCCGCTCCGTGCGAGAGGCAAGGCGCTTGGCGAGGGCCAGGGCCTTGAGGCTGGACACATGCTTGCACAGATACTCCACACTGTCACAGGCGCCAGGGTTCAGCCAGTACTCATACCGCTGGCCATTGATGGCTAGGGTGATGGTATGGTCGGTCGTGTTGCGGGATAGGTAGATGACTTTGGGCTTCATGATCGCATCCTACTTGCACTGTCTTCAGCGGACCCAAGGAGCCATAGGGAGCCATCCGAGAATTCTATGTACACACCAAGATCGCGTGTGCTCATTATTGCGTCGGGATCGATATCCCTAAGTAGGTCCAGCCAATCAGCGACTGTTTCAAGATTTGGTGCTGTGAGAAAAGCTTCGCGGTATTGTGCGGCTAGGGACATAAGGGCGATCTCCCATTGTAGATTACCATCTTACCACGGAACCAAGGGGAAGTCAATCCCCTTGGCGAATTGTGGTGGGGAATTAGTTACTCTCCTGTTTGGCCCCACGGTCGGCGATAATCGTAGGACTCATCGGTGCCGCCACCGGCTAGCCAATCGGCACGGGAGACCCAGCCGGGTTGGTAGATGTAGAGCTTGCCGGAATATGGACCAACGAGTGGTTCAGCATCCGGCAACGCAGTATCCGTACCGCTGGCAGAACCAACAGATCCAGCAGAGGGCGAAGACACAAGAGGGTCCGGGGACACGCTGACACCATCACCAACCGTCTTCGCTTCTGGGGCATCCGCTATCATGGAAGGGATTTCGGTGCCCACAGTATTCGCAGTAGGGTTCAGGGGGAAATGGCCACCAGACACCTCGGTTGAGGTACTCCCACTGGCCAAGGGGGTTACATCGGATACCTTGATGTTGCCATCCGTTGGGTAGATAGGGTGCGAGGGCACACTCACTCCACTGTCAATACTTCGCGTATCGCTCTCCGTCCCACCACCAGTCGTGGAAGGCAGGGCCGGGGTAGGGGGGATGGCACTCTCACCCTCATTTCCACTGTTAGATGTAGAGTTCTCCGTTGTGGTAGGAGGCTCCGTCGATGGGATAGGCTCCGCCACTGCCTCCGCCACTGCCTCACGCGGTGGCTCCAGGCTCTGTATCACCTGCCCCGCATTGCCGAATACAGTGCGAACAAACGCCAAGGCACGGTCAGTGCGGTCTGAAGCTTCGAGAAACCGAAGCTCTGCGTCGTCACGGGCTACCTCCAGGTCGTGTTTGGCCTGTTCGAGGCTGGCAGCGTAGGCGCGGGATTGTTCGAGCTGCCGACCAAGATCATCGATCGCCTTTGCCTGTGTATTGAGTTCGCTCTCAAGGGAGTCAACTACACGCTCAAGCTCCGGCACTCGCTCGGTGGCCTTTGCCATTTCGACCAAACTGGCCGCGAAGTTGGTGACAGTATCATGGGTCATAGTCGGATATCCTCTGTTGAGGGGCTGCGCCCTCGGGGTTGCGTATCTGAGGGATCTTTGGCTATCCCTCACTTTGCAGTGGGCAGTCGTAGCTTATCGCATTCCGTATTGAGCCCTGAGATAGTTCAATCGGCCATCCCTTACGGTTAGACTGATTTTGCCATAAAAGTAATCCTGCCAGATTTTACCTGCTTGCAGGAAGTAGGAGTGATATATTCCCGTTGGATTGTCTCCGTGATCGGTTTTAAGCCAGTACCACCGAGAGCCTTGGCCTTGTCGGGGGCTGGCTAGGCCCATGGCTAGGTGTCTCGGTGGCTGGATCGGCGGGGGCGAAGGCGATCCTGAGATTGTGGGGGTAGATCAGGCTGGTCACCTAGAGTGCCATCCACCGTCTTCGTACCGCTCTCATTGCTCGCCTTCGGTAGGAACGCTAGGGGCCCGAGGGGGCCCACAACGTGTTAGTGCGCGGTACCGGGGGCCATTGCCCCCGGCTTGCTGCCCTTGGCCCGTGGGGCTACCTTGCCCGCTTGGGTCTTGGACAGCGGCTTGTTGGCCTTGGCTTCCGCCTTCTTGGCTTCGTCGGCCGCGACCAGTTTGGGATCGACCTTCACCAGTTTGGCAATGTCGATCTTGATGGGCGTGGCCTCCCTCGCCTTGAGGTTGGCTTCGGCAGTGGTGATGATCGAGGGGTCAGACTCGATCAATGCTTTGGCGGCAACGGTGATCTCCGATGCCTTGACGTGGGAGATCTTGATCTTGTTCGCTTTCATCGCGTCCTTGACCAAGTTACGGGCGAGTCTCATCGCCTCGGTCATTACGGCTCCCGATGCCTTCTTGACCGCGACTGCACCGGTGATTTTGGTCTTACCGGCATACATGTCCGCGATGTTCTCTTCGGCTTTCGCCTTGATTGCAGCGCGGCGTTCGGTTTCGTCCGGGTAGGCCTCCTTCGTGAGCTTGCTCATGGCTCGCTCGGCGATGACCTTGAGGCCCTGCATGAGGGCTTCGCGGTAGACATCGAGGGGAAGCTGATTGGCATCCACAGTGACCGTACCAGCCCCGTTCTTAAGGATGATGTTGATCAGGCTTTCGGTGGATGCTGGGGCTTCTGCCTCCCCGGCGAGTTCGGTATTCAGGTCAGACATTACCTTCTGTCCTCTTTCCGTGTGAAAACCTCCGTTATCTACCGTTAGCGAGGATCATAAGGGTTGGAGAGGGTCTTTGGCGGGGACTGGGCCTGTTACAGCCACTGCCTCACACTCACCCTCAACATTGCCCCTACCTCCGGTGATCTGTGGTGGTGTATCGTGCGGGATTGCACGGGTGCGGAGTGGCAGCTACGGGTAGCTAGCATTCCCGCAAGAGTGAGACATTTGGCAATTGCCCTAACAAATAGGGTCAATGCTACACACTCCGCGCCCTTGCAATCCCTACGGTTTACGCGACGCTGCGGTAAACCGCATCTATCGCCTGCTCAATCTCCTTAGTGGTTGGCACTACTGTTACCACACCGCGAGTCTTGGTCTTCACTCGAACCAAGCTGTTCCCATGATAGGTCACCCTCACATAGAATACGCAATCAACGAAGATATCCCACAGGTTGCCAACTGCGCAACCTAACACTTCCACAGGCTTTGCGGTGATTGTCATGGTTTTCTCCGTTTGGCCTCATCAGTGTGGACACTCATCTGCTTTCCTCCGGTCATGTTCTGTTCCTCCTCACTCTGTCCAACACCGCCACAATCGCACGGTGCATATCCGCCCGCTGTCGGTTCTCTGCGTCCCGCACATCCTGTGGCGGTGTGGGCGCTACCGTTGGCATTGGTGCCAGCTTGGGCTCAATCACTTCCCCGGTGAAGTCATCTACAATCACCGGGCGTATCTCTCCACCATCCGACATTCGCTCGATCTTGAGGATTGCAGGACCTAGCTTAGGCTTACGGGGCATCTGTATCCGCCTCCCAGTACACACGCGGATATCGCACATATGGGCTCGCTTCATACTTCCCCAGCTCATGCCCATACTCCAATCCATACGCCAGCTTGCCGCCCATATCTGTGTATTCCACAATCCTCACCACGCGGGGATCATCGGCATAATACCCGTCCCCGTCCTTGATCTCATCGGCAATCTGCTTGCCTACGGTCGGCATCGGTCGCTCCATTCGCTAATCGGCAGGATCACCCAATCTACCACACGGCAATCGGCATGTCAACAACGATTTCATCGGCATTTCTTCCCTCGCACATCTGTCCATCCGGCTGCTCTCCCTCTGGTAATCCCCTGCCCGCCTCATGTTGCCTCTTGGGCCGTCCGGCTGGCCTTAGGTCCGTCTGTCACTAGAGAGAGATGTGTGACATATCAGCAACAGCCGGTCGGCCCTGGACGGACGGTCAGGGATGGGCCATGAGACGCGGAGGGGATCACCAGGGGAACATGAGACGGATGGATTGCGATCGCTCATCATGCGCCAACCGCCGCCCGCCGACAAGTCACGATTTCGTGATCGCGATCACGATTTTGTGATTTTCAATTCGACCGGCGATGTGCGATTGTGTGGGCATCGGCGAACGGGCTAAGGCATTCCGCCGCCCAGCCGATCACAACGGAGCGACCACAATGGCCAAGACCCATGACGTGAAAGCCGACTGGCAAACGATCGACCCGGACACACTCAACAGCGAATGCCGCGAAGCGTATGACAACTACAAGGCTGCATATCGCCTGATGAAAGAAGCGCGCCAACACTTCGAAGACACCATGGCCACCGAAGCTGCACTGCCTGCCCACCTCCGCCTCGTCTTCGGCTACAACTTCGGCAAGCTCTCCATCGCTGCCGTCCCCGCGGCCGAGGTCAAGCCCAAGGCCACCGCTCCCGGCTCGCTGTCTGTCTTCCTGGCCAGCACCGCTGCTTCCGGTCGTCGCGTCTAACCCCCGCTCCGACCTCGCTCGACCCCTCCCATCGGCTCTGCCCCCGGTCGGGGGTGGGGCCAAAATTTCGCCCTTCTGCGTGGCCCAGACGTGCCCAGCGCAAATCGTGTGAAATTTGAGATGTACGTATCCTCTTGACATCTCCTGTCTTCTATGCGAGGCTGGGTGGTGAAGATGGAGGATTATGCGGTGCTGGAAGGATTTGTGGAGGTCACGCCGATCTTGCGCGCTGGGGTGTATGCCCTGGTCCGCGATGGGCGGGTGGTGTATGTGGGGAAGGGGAAGCGGATGCTGCCGAGGGTGGAAGCGCATCGGGGCAACTGGGGCCGGAAGTCGGTGCCGGCCTGGATGCCAGTGTCGATGCGCGGGGTGTTGTTCGATCAGGTGTTTGTGATGCCCTGCCGGGTGGAGGACCTTGACCGAATCGAACGGGCGATGATTGATCTCTACAAGCCCCGGTACAACATCGCCCTGAAGGCGCCGACCCCAACCACGACCGCCCTGGAGATCACCATACCCTCTGGGATCACCATTCCGTTCAATCAGCCGCGTTCCCCACCCCGATTCGAAAGAAGGATCTAACCCACCGTGCCCCTCCACCGTGGCAAACTCGACCCGGCCGCTACCCCTGTGATCACCGATATCCGGCCGATCGCGCGGGCGGATTTGTCACATCTGCTGGAGCGGCGCCCGGTGAAGACCCTTGTCACCATTCGTGATACCCACCACCGAGTCGCCCGTGCAGTGGCCGCTGGACTCACCAATGCAGAGGTGGCCCTAGCCACCGGCTACTCTCTTGGCCGCATCACTACGCTCAAGGCCGATCCGGCCTTTCAGCAACTGATCGCCGACTACCGTGGCCTCGTCACTGCCGAATACGTTCGCTCGGTCGACAACTTCATGGAGATCGCCACCGCCAACATGCTCAAGGCCGAGGTGATGATCTCCGACAAGATCGACGCCGCGATCGAGGCGGATGAACCTCTGCCTATGCGCGATCTGATCGCCATTACCTCTGACCGCGCGGACCGCTTCGGCTACGGCAAGACCCAGCGCAACGTCAACATCAACGTCGATTTCGCGGCGCAACTCGAAGCCGCCCGCAAACGCTCCTCCGGGGCCCGGTTGCCCCGCGTCATTGAGGGATCCCCACTCCCTCAATCGGGCCTGAAGGACAACCGATCCCCCCCGGCCTTGGCGCCTTCAGGCCCGCCCAACTTCAGGCGGATCTAATGGCCGGGTACCGCCCACAATCCATCCACGATCCAGAGTTCTTCTCCTGGGCCTATGCCCAGACCGACGCGATGATCGTGACCCCGTTCTTCGACAAGCACCTCCGCCTCGTCGAACGCCGCCTCTGCCCAATATGCTGCATCCCGGGTCAGCCCAGCCACATCCTCTGGCCCGACGAGAAGGGAAGCCCTGGTGCTTGATCGCCTAGATGGTAGTCGGACATCGTTCAGTGCCGATCGCATCGGGGCTTCCCGACCACCCGTCGCCGACCACGCGATGTCCGCCGAACTCATCGACTGGCTCGCCTCTGTCGCCGACGATCCCTACGCCTTTGCCCTAGGCGCATTCCCCTGGGGCGAACCCGACACCGTCCTCGAGCACCACGTTCTCGACCCCTGGCAGATCTGGGTTCTCTGCGCGATCCGCGACAAGCTAATCGACATCCACACCGCCATCCAAATCGCAGTCGCCTCTGGCCACGGAATCGGCAAATCCGCCCTAGTCGCCATCATCATCCTCTGGGCCTTCACCACCTTCCCCGACACCCTTGGCGTGGTCACCGCCAACACCGAGACCCAGCTCAAGACCAAGACCTGGGCCGCACTCGGCAAATGGTTCAACCTCTGCTGGTTCGCACCGAAGCACTTCACCCTGAACGCGACCTCCCTGGTCAGCAAGGACCCCTCCCGCGAGCGTACTTGGCGCATCGACATGATCCCGTGGTCCGAGAAGAACCCCGAGGCATTCGCCGGGATGCACAACGAGGGCAAACGGATCCTGATGATCTTCGACGAGGCCTCTGCTATCCACGACCTCATCTGGGAAACCACTGAGGGCGCCCTTACCGACGACAATACCCAAATCATGTGGCTGGCCTTCGGCAACCCAACCCGATCCTCCGGCCGATTCCGCGAATGCTTCGCCGGTGGCAAACACGCTGAGTTCTGGCTGACCAAACAGATCGACTCGCGCACTGTCACCATCACCAACAAAGAACGCTTTGAGAAGTGGATTAAGGTCTATGGCATCGACAGCGACTTTGTGCGTATCCGTGTCTTGGGTCAGTTCCCTCGAGTCGGCGAGATGGAGTTCTTCAGCGCCTTTGATATCGACGCGGCTATGTCGCTTGATCGCGAGGTCTTTATCGATGCTTTCACACCACTTGCGCTTGGCGTGGACGTCGCAAGGTTTGGCCGGAATAACTCAGTGCTCTTTCCGCGTAAGGGTCGTGATGCGCGCACCCTCCCCAAAGAAGTCTTCAACGGCATCTCCACCACCGAACTCGCCGTCCGAATCCACTCCACCTACGACCGACTCCGCCCAGACGGCATCTTCATCGACGGTGGCGGAGTCGGCGGCGGCGTCGTCGACCAATGCCGCAACCAACGCCTCTACGTCTGGGAGATCCAATTCGGCGCCAAAGACTCCATCACCGGTGTAGCCAATGACAACGCTGGCGAACGCTATGCTAACATGCGCGCTGCCATGTATGGTGCTGCTCGGGCTTGGTGCAAGTCTGGTATGCTCCCCGCCGACCCAGACCTCCGTACGGCAATGCTCGCGATCAAGTACACCTTCAACAATCGAGATGAGATCCAGCTCATTTCGAAAGAGGACTTGCTTGACGATAACCCCGATCTCGACCTCGACACCCTCGACGCGTTTGTCCTGACCTTCGGTGGACCCCTCGCCCGCAATCCCGACGCGGGTGGCGACCACCCCCATCGACCGCCCGTTGAGTTCGAGTACGACCCCTACTCCCCCGAAAGGATGTCCGCATGATTGAGCATTTGCCTTTGGTTCTCGCCATCGACCCCATCACCCTTACCGGCCTCGCCCTTGCCGGGCTCGCTGGCGGCGCCACCGCTGCCATCGCCGGTGGTGGATCCTCCGCTGCCCCCGCTGCCCCCGCTGCCCCTGCCGCGCCGCCGCCAGCCGCAGCCCCACCCGCTTCTTCCCCCATGGGCACCGCTGCCAAGCCCAAAGCCGCTACCCAATCCTTCATCGGGGCTGCGGCCACCCCACCAACCCAATCCGGCCAGAAGACCCTCTTGGGGCAATAGTTGCCGCCGCAGGCGGGTCCGTGCAAGCTGAAGGTTCCCCCTTATGCCAGTCGTCCCTATCTCCAGCACGAAACCGAAAAGCGGATCGAGGTCGGTCGCCGATCTCCGCCCGCCGCCCGCCACCCCGTTCGCCCTGATGGCGGCCGCGCAGATGCACGACGAGGGCCGACTCCTCCCACCGCGCGAGTTCGCCACTGGCGATCGCAACATCATCGACCCTGAATCCCGCGGCATCGACCGTCTCACCCGTGACCGCAACGAGATCGCCGAACCGGGCAACCGCGCACTCGGGCAGGAACCCACATGAACGCCCGGCCACCCCAAGCCAATTTCTCCGACGGCACCCCGGCCGATCAAGCCGCGCTCCGCTATTCCGAGGGCCGCCTGATCGGCCTCCGCGTCAACCGCTACTCATGGTGGACCCACTGGCGAGAGCTCGCTGACTACTTCCTCCCGAGGCGATACAAATGGATAGTCACCCCGAACCAGATGGCCCGCGGGTCACCGATCAACACCCATATCCTCGACTCCACTGGTGTAATCTGTGCGCGGAACCTGGCTTCTGGGCTCGTGAGTGGAAAGAGTTCCCCTACTCGACCGTGGTTCAAGCTGCGGATTGGCAAGATCGATTCAACCACCACGTCTCCCGTTTCGCTATGGCTCGCCGAGTGTGAGCGACTGCTTTACCTAATCCTTTCCGAGTCCAACTTCTACAATTCCATCGCGCAGTTCTACTTCGACCTCGTCATCTTCGGCACCGCGGTGTTGTTGATTTATGAGGACTACGAAAACGTCATCAACTGCATCAACCCTTGCGCCGGCGAATACTACATCGACATCGATGGCAAGTACCGCCCCACCATCTTCTACCGCGAGTTCACCCTCACCGTCTCGGCAGTCGTCGACGAATTCGGCTACGACAACTGCAGTAACAGCGTCCGCCAACTCTACGACGACGCCGGTGGCGCCAATCGAACCCGCGAGCTAATCGTCGCCCATTCCATCGAGCCCAACAATGACGGCAACGCCGCCAAGTTCGGCTTCCCCAAACAATTCGCCTTCCGCGAACTCTACTGGGAATGGGGCGGTTCCGCCTCTCCTCAAGGCTCCAACTACCAACCCCAGGGCTTCCTTCGTAAGAAGGGCTACTACTCTATGCCCAATATCTGCACCCGTTGGGATATCGTCTCCAACGACGCCTACGGCCGATCCCCCGGCATGGACGCGCTCCCCGACCAGAAGCAACTTCAGCTTGAATCCCGCCGCAAGGCCCAAGCCATCGACAAGATGGTCAACCCGCCCCTCGTTGCCGATGTCCAACTCAAGAACCAGCCCGCCTCACTCCTCCCCGGTGGCATGACCTTCGTTCAAGGTTTCACCACATCCGGCAAGCCCGGCATCGCCTCGATCTACGACACCAAGTTCCCGGTGCAGGAAATCGTCGAGGACATCAAGGAAGTCCAAGCCCGACTCGGCAAGACATTCTTCAACGATGTCCTCATGACCGCCTCGCAATTCGAAACCCGCTCCAACGTGACCGCGGTCGAATGGAATATGCGCAAGTCCGAATCCATGGTCGCCCTTGGTCCAGCCCTTGACCGAATCGATTATGAGGGCCTTGACCCTTCCATCGAACGCATATTCGACATCGCCTCTCGCGCCGGCATCCTCCCACAACCCCCGCCCGAGATCTCCGGCCAGATGATCAACATCGAATACGTCTCCATGCTCAAACAGGCCCAGGACGCTTCCGCCTCCTCCGGGATCGAAGACGTCCTCAAAATGGCCGGCGAACTCGTCGCGGTCAAGCCAGACGTCATGGACAACATCGATACCGATTATGCACTTGACAAATTCTCCGCGTTACGCGGTAATGATCCCAAGTTGATTCGGAGTCCCAATGCAACCGCCGCTATCCGTGCCGATCGCCAGAAGCAGGAGCAAGCTGCCCAACAGGCGCAGATTGCCGAACAGCTATCGAAGGGCGCCGCTAACCTCTCCTCCGCCGGGCTTATGCCTCGCGGGCAACAGCCGATCCCATCATGACCGACTCCGCCATCGATCGCAAATCCATCCGCCGCCGCGAGAAGGCGGCCGCAATCGCCAATCGCCAACGCCAGGAAGTCATCACCGGCATGATGACAACCATGGCCGGCCGACAGTGGATCTGGGATCTCCTCACCTCCGCCCACATGTTCGACGCCAACACCATCTCCGATCCACGCCTATCCGGTATCTTCGACGGTGAACGTAACCTAGGCCTGCGTTTACTCTCCGACATAATGGTGGCCTGCCCCGATCAATTCATACAAGCAATGCGAGAAGCCAATGACCGAGCCCACACTGATGAACGACGAAGCAGCCCGGAGCCCGACGGGGGAGATCCTGGATCAGTCGACCCCAACGACCCCGACTACGACCCCTACACCACCGACGACGACTACCGCTGATGCGACGCCTCCCGCCGACCAAACCACCTCCGCTGATAAAACCCAGCCGTCGCCCGCACCTGACGCATACACCGCCTTCACCGCACCCACCGGTTACACTCTCGATCCCGCCACCATTGAAGCCGCGACGCCCATCTTCCGCGAGCTAGGTCTCGACCAAGCCGCTGCCCAGAAGCTCGTCGACTTCCACACCGCCCAGATGCTCAAGGCCGCTACCGGTCCCCAAGACGACTACGCCGCCCTCCGCTCCGACTGGCAGGGCAAGACCAAAGCCGACCCCGACTTCACCTCCCACGTCTCCGGCGACAAGACCGGCCTCGACGCCGTCAAGCTCGACATCGGCAAGGCCCTCAACGCCCTTGGCAACCCCAAGCTCGCGGCCGACTTCCGTGCGGCCATGGACCTCACCGGCGCTGGCGATCACCCCGCTGTGGTCAAGACCCTGCTTAAGCTTTCCGCCTTCATCACCGAGGGCACCCACGTCTCCGGCCGTGGCCCCTCCACCCTTGGCCAACAGGCCCCTGGCACCACCGCGCGCCCGACACACGCAAAGGCTCTGTACCCGAACAATCCGTAATCCCCCGTCCAAGCCCCAGTGAGGGTTGAACAGCAAAGCTCAGATTGGAATGTGGATGCACTACCTCACCCATCTTTTCCCCCTCACTGAAGGACCACCCCTATGGCCGCTATCGGCTCCGTAGCCCTAACCTATCTCGACTGGGCAAAGCGAATGGAAGACGGCTATCGCATCGCCTCTATCGTCGAGCTCCTGTCCCAAACCAATGAAATCCTCGACGACATCCTCGTCATGGAAGGCAACCTCCCCACCGGGCACAAGACCACCGTGCGCACTGGTCTCCCCCAGGCAACCTGGCGCTTACTCAACGCCGGTGTCCCCAACGCCAAGTCCACCACCGCGCAGATCGTCGATACCTGCGGCAACCTCGAGTCCTACGCCGTCATCGACAAGGACATCGCCGATCTCAACGGCAACACCGCGGAGTTCCGCCTTAGTGAGGTCAGAGCATTCTTGGAGGGCATGTCCCAACAGGTCGCCGCCACCTTCATCTATGGCAATCAGTTCGTCAACCCCGATCGCTTCACCGGCCTTGCCCCACGCTACTCCACCCTCACCACCGCCAACTCCCAGACCGCCAACAACATCCTCTCCGGCGGCGGTGCGGCCTCCACCAACACCTCCATCTGGATCACCACCTGGGGCTCAGACACCCTCCACGGCATCTTCCCCAAGGGCAAAATCACCGGCCTCCAGCACCGCGACATGGGCGAGTGGCCGGTCCAAGACGCCTCGGGCAACACCTACCAAGCCTACCGGGACCACTTCAAATGGGAAGTGGGGCTCTGCCTTCGCGACTGGCGCTACGTCGTCCGCCTCGCGAACATCGACGTCAGCCAGCTCACCGGTGTCTCCGCCGCCAACCTGATCAACCTGATCGTCCGCGGCCTCTACCGCATGCCCACTGCCCCGTCGATGGCCACCGCGATCCAGACCTCAGACACCCCGAACATCCGCGCCAATATGGGTCGGGTGATGATCTACTGCAACCGCATCGTTCGGACGTATCTGGATCTCCAAGCTATGAACAAAACGAACGTTCTTCTTCGTCTGGAAGAATTCGACGGCAAAGTCATCACTACCTTCCGCGGCATCCCGGTTCGCACCTGTGACGCCATCCTGTCCAACGAAGCAACCGTTTCGTAAGGAGCACCCCATGATCCTCGACAACCTACTCGCGTTCTCGGTCAACCAGTCGATCGCGGCTGTGACCTCCACCATCGTCTCCAGCAACTCCCTGGATCTCCATATGGCCGGAATCCCCGTCCTTGCCAACCTCCAGGGCGCCAGAGACATCGGCATCGGCGATGACCCAGCGATGAAGATCCTGGTCCAGATCACCACCACCGTTACCTCTGCCGGCGCTGCGACCCTCCAAGTCAAATTTCAAGGCGCCACGGACAACGGCCTAGGCGCCGCCAACGCCTTCTCGGACTGGTGGGTATCTCCAGCCTACGCCCTTGCCACCCTCGTTCAGGGCGCACGGCTGATGGACATCGACATGCCCCGCCCTCCTGCCGGCATCGCCATCCCCCGCTTCCTGCAACTCTCCTATGTGATCGGCGGCGCCACCACCACGGCAGGCAACGTCTCCGCCTTCATCGTGCTCGACCGGCACGACCAAGCCTACTCCTCCACCGTCAACTCCACCCTCGGCGGATACCCCGCCGGCATCACCATCGCGAATTGAGGGAGGGCAGAATGAAACGACTCCTTCTTTCCCTCGCCATCTTCTTGGGGCTTCTGGCCTCAAGCTTGGCTCAGGTCAATGTCACCCCCCAACCCGGCCTCTCCACCGGCTATTACGCCAAGCAGACCTATTCCTCTGCCTTCTTCGCTTTGGTCCCTCCGACTGGAGCCAACTCAGACTTCCTATGCATATCAGGATCAGCCACTAGAATCGTTCGCATTCAGCGAATCACCTTATGGGGCACCACTGCCACTGCGGCACAGACCATGCCGATCCAAATGCTTCGTCGAGCCTCTCTCGATACTGGTGGCACTGTGGCAACCACGACTGCCAATCCAGGCATCGCCACACAGATCGCCTCTCGCGATACCGGGCAAAATCTCAACACTGCCTCCACCGCAGTGTTGAACACCTATACCGCAGCTCCAACCATTGTTGATACCGCTCCGGTCTATATCGACTCGCAGTTGATCGCCCTACCTCTAGGCCTAGCCACTACTCAGGCCCCAGGAGTAGTCGACTTTCACTTCGCTCGCGATGCCGAAAACAACGTCCAACTCGCCACACTGCGCGGTACCGCGCAGCAGATCTGCCTGAATAACTCAACTGCGTTGGGTAATGCTTCGGTATATAACGGCTCGGTCGTTTGGACGGAGGAGTAACCCATGACCACAATCGTTAACTTCATCATAGGCACCTTTCCAAATCCTGGGCCAAATGCAATCAATGTTCCTTCGGCTCTAGCTGGCGATAAGGTGGTTCAGGCGCTTGTGGTTTCGCCTGGAAGCAGCACCTTTGCTGTTGGTGCAGATGTTACAAATGCCTTTGATCCAGTGATCCCCGCTGGAGGGCAACTGTTTCAGGGAGGACAAAACCTCTCTGGAGCAACCATATATCTTGTAACTCAGTGAGGTTAATCCCCCATGCGCAAATATCTCCTCCCTTCCGCCCTCATCCTCCTTCTAGGCCTCGGCTTTGCCCTCGCCCAGACCTTCACCCGGGCCCTGCAACTCTCCCAAGACACCACCGGGGCGTTCCAGGTCGACTCCAACAACAACCTCTACATCCCGGGCCACCAACTCACCACCGGCCCGGGCACCCCCACTTGCACCCCCACCGCCTCCGGTGGTGCCTGCACTGTGGTCGGCACCGATACCGCTGGCCTCATCACCAACGGCGCCAACTCCGTCGGCGTCACCATAGCCTTCAACAAGGCCTACCTTGCGACCCCCTACTGCATGGTCTTCTCCCAGGCTGCCCTCGCCACCCCAATCGCTGCGGCCGCCGTCGGCTTCCAGGCCCTGATCACCACGCAGGTTGGCACCTCGTCCAACGTCGTCTCCTACTACTGCTCAGGCTCCAAGTAAGGCCCTTACCATGCTCTTCACCCTCGGCCTCATTCTCCCCATCTCCTACCTCCCTGAGGCTGAGGGTGGACCCGTGCAGTGGTATGTCCTCGCTGTGGCCTTGCCGTTCCTGATCCTCTACGGCCATCTCAACGATCGCAACCCTATCCACCCCAGCGTACCCTTCTGGCTCGGCTGTGGCTTCATGGGCTATATCGTCTTGGGCCTCTCTTGGGCCTACTCCCTCGATAGCCTCGGCCTATGGTTCCCCTTCGCCTGGGCCATGACCTTTACCCTTGGCTCCATGTACCACTCCCTCCGCCATCTCTGGCTCGGCCTAGCCCTTGGCCTTACCATCTCCACGGGCTTTGCCCTAGCCCAAGCCTTTGGCTACTTCGAGATCTTAATCCCCACCGCCACCGGCTATCCTGGCCTCTTAATCAACCCGACCGTCTCCTCCGCCGTCTGTGCTCTCGCCCTTTTGGCCCTCTCCCTCGAGCGCGCATGGCTCTGGCTGCCCGGCCCTGCCCTCGGCCTAATCCTCTCCGGCTCCCGTGGCGGGTGGCTGATCCTGGCCGCCGGTCTTGTCGCCCGTTACCTCGGTGCCCTAACCGCCCTAATCCTCCTCCTGGCCGCCGCCATCATCTTCACCTATCACCCCGGCCTGACCGACTCCATCCGACTGCAAATCTGGGTCGTGGCCTACCGCGGCCTGACCCTTCTCGGTTGGGGCCCAGGGAACTTCGACCTTGTCTTCTACCGCGACGCAGCCGATGTGGTAATGCATCCGCAGTTCGTCCACAACGACTATCTCCAGCTCGCCTTCGAATTCGGCATTGGCGCGATCCCTCTCCTCGCCGTCCTCACCTGCGGCCTCCTTGCCCACCGATCCCTTTATTGGCCAATCGTCTTCGCCACTGCGGCCCTCGCCGCCTTCTGGTTCCCATTCTACCATCCGATCACCGCCCTAATCGCCTTCGCCGTCCTCGGCAACATCTCCCGCGACTACGCGGCCCACCCACTCCGCCTACCTGCCGCCCTCCAACGTTGGAGCTTGCAATGAAACGAATCCTTTCCCTTCTGCTGGCCCTGTGGCCCGTCTTTGCCTTCGCTCAATCCTTCCCCATCCAAGGCGGCGCGAACGTTGTCCCCCAAGCCGGCTCCTACTCCAACGGATCCCAGGGCGTCCCCATCGGCGCGGTCCCGACCACCAACGGCGGCTGGGTGCAAAACTGGCCGGATCAAACCAAGCAACTCTTCGTCGACGACTTCTCCACCGGTACCCTCAACACCATCAACCGATGGCGCACCCCAACCTCCGGCACCGGCGGTACCGCCGCCTCAAACGCCACTGGCCAAACCACCCTCGCCGGCGGCACCTCCGCCAATGGCTTCTCCGCCCTTTCCACCCAGTTGATCTTCTTCGACAAGAACCCCGGCTACCTCTTCTTCCAGGCCAACATCAACCTCTCCAACCCGTCCACCACCAACACGGTCGAATTCATCGGCTTCGGCACAATCCCGACCACCCCTACCGCGGCCGCCTACTGCACCGATTGCGTCGGCTTCGAGGACGGCACCGATGGCAAGCTCCGCGCGGTCACCTGGGCCTCTGGCGCTCGCACCATAATCGCTGATCTCTCCGTCACTCAAGGCTTCGTTCCAGTCACCACCCAATCCCTTTCCGGTGCACCCGGCTCCTTCTCCGGTGGCTGCGCCTGTAACCCCCAACACACCGACACCGGGTCATACAAATACGTCATATACTTCCGCGGCGATAACATTCTCTGGTATATGGAGAACCAAATCAACGGCCAACTTCTGCTGGTCGCCTACACCACCCGCGGCGCTCTCGGCCCTGACGTCAACCAACTCCCTGCCAGCTTCGTTATCGCGAACGGCACCTCTGGACCCGCCACCCAATCCACGATGCAAATCAACCAAGTCACCGTCGGCGACTCATCCGGCAACCCAATCACTGCAGTCTCCTCTGTTGCTGGTTCTGCTTCCTCTTCCCTCGTTCTCAAGGCCGCTGCCGGTCACCTCATCTCCGCCTACGCCAACTGCACCGCTGCCTGCTGGCTAATGATCTTCAACTCCGCCACTGCCCCAGGCGACGGCGCTACTACCGCTGGCACCGCTTCCGGTGGTCTTCAAGACTGCATCCCCATCGCCGCCGGAGGCATTGGCTCAATCAACTACACCCCGCAACCATTCGAGTTCTTCTCCGTCGGTATCACCGCAGTCATATCCTCCACCGCCTGTGCTACCAAGACCGCGTCCACCGTCGGCTTCATTCACGGGACAATCCAATGACCCGACTGTTTGCATTTCTCCTCTCCCTCACCCTGTCCTCGGCTTCGGCTCAAACCATCACCACCTCCGGAGCAGCCGCCTATAGCACCACCTTTCAATCCTTCACCACGTCCTCCAATGGCACCTATACTCCTAACGCCAATCTACTCTTTGCCATTGTTGAATGCGTTGGCCAAGGCGGTGGTGGCGGAGGTGCTGCTGCCGCAGCCACTGGTGCGACCTCTGGTGGTGGTGGCGGCTCCGGGGGCTATTCTCGAGTCCGTCTAACTTCCGCCCAAGTTGGCGCTTCACAAGCCATCACTAACACCGCCGCAGCCAATGGCGGTGCCACTGGGGCTAATTCTGGTTCTGCCGGCAATGACACTTCCCTCGGCACCTTATGCGTCGCAAAGGGTGGATCCTTCGGTGCTGCTGGAACAGCAGCAGGATCTGCGGGTGGAGGTGGTCTTGGAGGCAGCGCGGCAAGTGGTACTGGTGATTTCAAGATCACCGGCAATTCCGGCGGCTCTGGCTTTGCCGCTACCATAACCACAGCCGATGGCCCATCCGGCTATGGAGCCAGCGGTCCATGGGGTGGAGGTGCCCCTGGTGTCGACGCCACTGCTGGTATCGTAAACGGTGTAGCCGGGACTGCCTGCGGCGGTGGCGGTTCTGGCGGTGAAAGCGAAGGCTCCGCATCTACCGCAGCCGGTGGCCAAGGCGGCAACGGTTGCGTGCTAATCACAGAATACAACAGTAAATAAGGAGACTATCCAATGACCGAAGCCCCGCGTTGGCGCTTAATCAACGAACATTACCTCAACATTCAGCAACTCCCCGACGGCACCCGTGTCGAGTGGGAACACAAGGAAACCGCGCGCGAGACCGGGCGTACCGTCCGGAAACTCTTCCCCGTCCCAATGTACCTCAACCCCAAGGACCCCTCCGACTTCAACCACCCCAGCGAGATCATTGTCGCCTATAAAGGCGACCACAACAACCCGCGGGATTACATCTTCTCCAGCGATCCCACCCCCGAGATGGAGCCACTGAACGACGCCGCCCAGGAAATCACCGATCGGCTGCGCCCCAAGTGGGAGCACCCAATCGAGACCCTCCCAGTCAACGGCGGCATGGACTCCAAAGAGCTCGCCTTCATGAAAGCCATGATGGAGAACTTTGCGAAGGTGGCGCCACCGGCACCAGTGACCACTGAGGTCGAAGTTCTGGAGGCCCGCCTTGCTGTACTCGAGGCTGCCGTCCCCGCGGCCGAACCCGAACCTACCCCTTCCACCCGTCGAGTCTGACCGATGCTTCGCCTGGGCCTCACCGCTATCCTTGCCTTCACCCTCGGTGCGGCCTCGGCCTATCTCTGCCTCGACCCACGCCATTGGGCCGACCAAACCCAAGAAGTCATCATCTCCCACATGGTCGCGGAATACTGCCATCCGGCCCCTTGGTCCCCAGAGCGCTACGCCGGCCGAACCCTTGCCATCGCCTCCGTCGCGGTCGCCGCCGATCTCGGCCCTCTTGCCTTCGCCGAAGTCGCCAAATGCCAACTAGCCGAGTACAACAAGTCCTCCTACGCCAAACTCCTTCGTGAGGCCCAATGAGTCCGTCACAACTCGATCTCGACCAGGGCGGCACCTTTCGCCAATACCAGCGGGTCTTCATGGGCCCTTCGGTCGGCTGGCTATATGTTCCCCAGCAGGCAATCCTTCCCATCACCGCTACTGGCACCTACGCGATCTCCCGCGGGACCAACCTAATCACTATCGCCGCCAATGGCAATGTCACAATCAACCTCCCATCCTCCAAGGCCGCGACCGCCGGCCCACAATCCATCCCCGGCCAATGGTATCTCGCCCTTGTCACCATCGCTGACGTCGGCGGCTTTGCCGGGACCAACACCTACACCATCAACCCCATCGCCGGTGAGACCATCTCCGGCCTTACCACAATCCGCCTCGCCACCCCCTACGGCGCATTCCTTCTCAAACCAATCCTCGAAACCGGTGGATGGACCCTGCTCCAATGAAGAAGCTTCTCCTTCTCCTCACCCTTCTGCCTTCGGCTGCCTTCGGTCAATGCAATGGCGTATTTCCAGCCAATACCATCTGCGGCACAATCCCCGGCGGCATCCCAGGCGCGGTCTCCAACTCCGTCCTCACCGGCATCCCCGGCGGCAGCAACGGCCAAGTCCAATTCAACAACGCCGGGGCCTTCGGTGGCCTCACCTCCCCCGGCGGTACCTCCACCTTCCTCCGTGCCGATAATACCTACGCTATCCCCAACGTAGGCTTCACCTCCGCCGCTCTCGCCACTCTTGCAGGGTCACAGTGATGAAAAAGCTTCTTGCCATCCTTGCCGTACTACTCCTTGGGATCTCCCCTACCTTTGCGGCCACAACCCCAAATTCCTTCATCACGCCACAGGTCCCTAATCGAGGCCTTGCCCGATTTGTTCAGGGCACAGACGCCGCACTCACCCCCAAAACCCTCTACACCGCCGGCGCCAATGGCTCCCGCTGCTATATGATCTGGGCTTCGACCAATGATTCCGTCGCCCATCCAGTCACCATCACCATCACCAACGCCGCTACACTCTACACCGCTAATACTGTCAATGTGCCCTCCGGCGCTGGTGGCTCAGCCGGCGTTCCTTCAGTCAATCTAATGTGGTCTGCACTCCCTATCGATCAATACGGCAACTTCTACATCCAGATCGTCTCAGGTGATACCCTCCAAGCCTACTTTTCCACCGCCTTTGTTTCTGGCGGGTCTGTAGTTGCCGTCGTTGCCACCTGCTGGGATTACTAATCCATGAAGCGACTTCTTCTCCTTCTCCTGGCCTCCTCAGCCCTAGCCTCTCCAGCCTTGGCCCAAATGGATGGGCCGCCACGCAGTTCCAACCAGACTCGATCTAACGGCGCTTTCCTTCCTTCGGTTTCCGTTAACGGGCCATTCTACGCCAGAAGCTACGGTGTGCTCTGCGACGGCGCTACGGACGATACATCAGCATTTGCTGCTGCTGTCGCCGCGATGCCCGCAAATGGTGGAACGCTGATCATTCAAAGCGGTGTCTGCATCGTCTCGAACATCACCCTTAGCAAGTCGATTATCTTCCAAGGTCAGGGCGGAACGTTCAGCAACGTTCCTGGCGCAACCGAAATCCGTGGCAATTCTGTTTCGGCGCCGGTCATCACAATCACGGCGGCCTTCGGACAACTCAATGATCTCGCCGTGACTAGCTCAGTTGCCGCCGCCAGTCGAACAGGACCGGGCATTCTGGATTCTGGAGGCGTCAACACAATTTCGAATGTTGGTGTAATCGGGCATCAGTACGGGATACACATCACCGGCGCCGGTGTCGTACTCAATAGCGTGGTCCAGAGCTTCGCCCAACTTGATGGCATTTGGCTCGACGGGAATTCCACCAACACAGGAGCCACAGGCCCAGTCCTGAACTATGTTCAAGCCAATGCCAACGTCTTAGGGAGCGGCATCGTTGTCTCCGGAAACTCCGGCGGATTTGGCGCTGGGGCTCAGATGTTCTTCGCTTCGGGCACGCTTAACGGAGCAAGTGGTTTCGTCCTCAGCGGAGCCGTCAATGACATCTATTTGGCGCAAAGCGGAGGCGGAAGCAATACCGGTATAGGGATCGACGCCAACACCATGACGGGTGGTAACCTCGCGATCGTGAATTCTCTATGCGAACAGAACTCCGGTGGGGCCTGTATTAGGATCGGTTCTAGCACGACGTCGGTGTCGATCGTCAACAACACAATCACCGGTTCGACCAATGGTATCGTCAGCGCAGGGCAGGGTGTTTCGATAACCGGAAACACATTCTCATCGAATGGAACATCGGCCGTCGAGTTGCTAACCGGCTCCGCCCATACGGTGCTATCCGGCAATGTTCTAACCGGCACCAACACAAACGGCATCTTCTTCAGCGGAGCGCCCGGCGCGATCCTCTGCGCCGCCACTGATTTCACCGTAGCCACCAACCCGCGCTTCGGTGCGCTGCCAGCCGGATCATCCGTTTCATCATGCCCAGGATTTTAAACATGAATGCTGAAATTCCACGCGCCACCGAACATCCGCCGGAGGTCTACCTCAAGCGGATCGCCGATGACATGAAGATCATGCGGCAGCAACTAACCGAGGTCATCGCCTACATGCGGGACGCCGAATCCGAGATCCCCGAACGCATGCGCCGATTCATCATGTACATGCACGATGTGCACGACATATGCAATCTATACGTCGAAGGCGGCCAGATGGTCCCCCGCCATGTCCACGCTGAGATGGAACGCTGTGACGATCGATACCGCCAGATCCTGGAAGAAATGCACACCGATGGCGGCACCTTTGAAAAGGTCCGGTCGGAAATGGCCAAGGACCCACTCAACCGCTGGGATCACACCCGGCAACTCGCCCCACCCAAGCCAAAGGAAGGATAACCTATGCGACAGCAAGGCCGTGCGGATCGGAATGTCCGCGAATCTACCCCGGTCACTCGACCGGTGGTCCACGTCGTTACCCCGGCCGGTGCGAACCAGCCCGGGATGGTTGTATACAAGAACCCCGAGCCACTCTATTCAGACAAGCGCGGCTTCGTCGCACCGCAGCCGAATTCCATCGCCACCCACAAGGGCGGATCACAAGGAAAATACCGATGAGTGACAAACCCAAGACCGATATGAACTGGCCGATGGTCGCTGGCCTTCTCGATGTCATCCTCAAGGCCGCACAGGCTGGCCCGGAGTTTGTGGGCCTTGTGGCCCAGGCCCGAGCCGAACTGGATGGCGAGATCGGCAAGGCCAAGGACGCGGCAGCCGCCCGTGTCAAGGCCGATGCCGATGCTGCCGCTAAAGCCGCTGCCGATGAAGCTGAGCGGCAGGCCAAGCTGATCGAGCAGCAGACGAAGCTGACGGCGGTCGACGCAGCACCCCCCGCCGTCTCTGGCCCCGGCCCGATGGGTGTGGTCGAGCCCAAGCCGATCGACAAGCCCCTGACCGAACCCGTCCTCGATCAGCAGCACACACCAGCCGATCCGGTCTACCCCGGACCTGTCGACATCATCGATCCCTCCACCACTGAAAGGCGAGTCTAATGGCCCGTGACATCCTCTCCGAATACGGCCGCGACAGCCGCCAGCCCCAGGCCCCACGCAACACCAACGGCGGCAAACCCGGTCAACGGGACGTGATGAACTACGCCGAACCCCAAGGCCCCAAACGCAACTATCCTGCGGCCCCAGGGCTCGGCGCGGACAACTACGGCTGCTGCGGAACCCAAGGCAAATACGGTGTCTCCGCCGCTTCCTCCGGCCGTCCTGGCCTCGGTGGCGAAAACCGTGGGATCAAGAACCGGCCATGACCTCTGTCACGGACATCTGCAACCGCGCGCTGCAAACCATCGGCACACGCACCACAGTGTCCGATGCCGAACTCGCCAACTCCACCTCCAACGAGGCGATACAGTTCAACCTGATCTACGCCAACCTTCGTGACGACCTCCTCCGCCTCGCGCCGTGGGACTGTGCACTCAAGACTGCAAACCTCACCTACATCTGCTCCATCCCTGGGACCCCAGAGAACCAATCCCCAGCCACCCAACTCTGGGCCCCAGGGCAACCTCCCCCTCCATGGGCCTACGAATATCAGTACCCCGTCGATTGCCTCCGTGCGGTGTCGATCATCCCTGCCAATCAGACCGGATTCGCCGGGTCCACCCCAATCACCACCGCAGTCACTGGCGGTGCCTCCGCCTATTGGTGGGGCTCACCGGTGAAGTTCAAGGTGCAGACGGATCAGTTCATCCCTATCATCTCCGCGGTCCCGACCGCCTCCTCCAACGGCCACGCCCTTGGCGATATCATCACCCTCGCTTCCGGCCCCAACACATCCCCGCCAATTGGGGCCCCGGCCCAACTCCTTGTCACCGGCCTATCCGGGTCACAAGTCTCCTCCGTCTCCGTGGTCAACGTCATCATCGGCGAAGCCACTCCACAGGGCGGCTCCTACTTCGCGGTGCAACCCAACCCAGTTGCTATGGGCTCCTCTACCGGCCTTGGTACCTCCGCCTCCTTCAACCTCACCACCGGCCCCAAGGGTGTTCAGCGGGTCATCCTTACCAATCAGGAATTCGCCACGCTGAACTACGTGTCCCAAATCATCGACCCCAACGTGATGGACACCCTGTTCCAAACGGCCTTGATCAAACTCACCGGGGCCGCACTACAGATGGCCCTACGTGGTGATAAGGCCCTGGCCAATCTCCTCGTCGAACAGGTCAATGAATCCATCCAGTCCGCCCGCTCGATCGACGGCAACGAGGGCCTCACCATCAACGACGTCACCCCCGACTGGATCCGGATTCGCGGTGTCGCCTATTCCGATGGCTACGTCTCCGGCCCATACTCTGGCTTTGACTTCGGCGGTGTGTGGCCGTTGTATTTGTGAGGTCCCCTCTTGCCCGACCACTTAATTCAGGCATCCTTCAACTCCGGTGAGTGGTCCCCCAAACTCTTCGCCCGAGTCGATCTGACCAAATACCGATCCGGCGCGGCGCTGCTCGAAAACTTCTTCGTCGACTATCGCGGCGGTGCCTCAACCCGTCCAGGCACCAAGTACATCATCCAATGCTATAAATCCGCCACTGCGGTTCGGCTGATCCAATTTCAGGCCAGCTTCTCCGTTGGCTATGTCCTGGAGTTTGGCGACCAATACATTCGGTTCATCTCCAACGGATCGCCAATTCTCGAAGCCGGCCTCGCCATCTCCGCTGCCTCTACCGCCAATCCCTGCGTGATCCAGGTCCCCGGCAATACCTACCTCGGCAATGACTGGATCTTCATCTCCGGCGTTAATGGGATGACCCAGCTCAACAGCAATTATTACCGAGTCGCTTCTGTCTCCGGCGCCAACGTCACCCTCTCCGATCTAAACGGGCTCCTAATCGACTCTACCCACTTCACGGCATTCTCCTCCGGTGGCACCGCCGCGCGGATATATACAATCCCCTCACCATACCTCGCGGCCGATCTTCAGCTGATCAAATACGCCCAGAACGTAGGCCAGCTAATCCTCTGCCATCCGAAATACCAGCCGTATATCCTAAACCTAATCACCGCCACGAACTGGACTCTGCTCCCTATAACCTTCGGCGCCTCAATTGGCCCGCCTGGATTCGTTGGGCTCAACAGTACCTCCCTTACCTCAGGCCCTGCCTACTATGCATATCTAATCACCGCCATCGACGGCAACGGCCAAGAGTCCGTTCCATCTGCCCAGGCCAATTTCGGCCCATTTCAAGATCTCCGCACCACTGCCGGCAGCATGAACATTGGCTGGACCGGCGTCCCCGGCGCAGTCGGATACAACATTTACAAATCCAATGTCAGCTACGTCTCCGTAGTTGTCCCTGGCGTTACCTTCGGCTTCATCGGGTCCACCACCGGCCTGGCCTTCTCCGATTCCAACATCTCCCCCGACTTCACCCAAACCCCACCGGTTGCCAAGAACCCATTCATCGGCAGCGGGGTAGCCTCAATAACCGTCACCGCCGCAGGCACATACACTGCCGTTCCTGCGGTCTCCCTTACCGGCGCTGCCTCAACTATCGCCGGGTCTATCTCTGCGGTGCTTCAGGTTCAGGGCACCCCAACCATTGGCGCTGGGGGTGCCGGCTATGTGGTCAACGACACCGTCACCTTTTCCAACGGCGTAGTCTTAATCGTCGCCACCGTCACTGCCGGCGCAGTCACCACTTGGAAACCAGCCAATACAGTCGGCGGTAGTGTGGGCTCAGTCTCCGCCGGGTCCACCCCCGCCAACCCCGTGGTTCAACTCGGCACTTCTGGAATCGGCACCGGCGCAACCGCCAATCTTACCTGGGGCGTGGGCCTCGTGCAGATCCTAAACCCCGGCGCAGGCTATACCTCCATCCCTACCGTCACATACGCATCCGGTGCCGCTGCGGCTACCGCCACTCTCGGCGCTGCCAGCAATGGTTTCCCCTCCGTCCCTGGGTTCTTTCAGCAACGCCTAGTCTTGGCCTCCCCCATTGGCGCTCCATCCACCTTCTACACGTCCCAACCGGGGCAGTACTTCAACTACAACGTATCGGTTATCACCCAAGCCGATGATTCCATCACCGGAACTCTTGTATCCGGCCAGCTAAACACAATCAAATCTATGGTCCCGCAGACCTCCGGCCTATTGATGTTCACCGACCGGACCTCTTGGCTGATCAATGGTGGATCGCCCGGCTCCGCCATTTCCCCGGCCGCACTCGTGGCCAATCCTCAGTCCTTCAACGGGATCTCCGACATTCCACCGATCGTTGCCAACTTCGACGTGCTCTACGTCCAGGCCAAAGGCTCCATCGTTCGCGACTCCGCGTACAACATCTACGCCAATGTCTACACCGGCACCGACATCACCGCGCTTGCTTCACATCTCTTCTACGGCTTCACCGTCACCGGCTGGGCGTGGGCGGAGGAACCATACAAGGTCGTATGGGCAATCCGCTCCGATGGGGTCATGCTAACTCTAACCTTCCTCAAGGAACAGGAATTCATCGGCTGGTCCCATTCCACCACCGTCGGATCATTCAAATCCGTCACCACAATCATTGAGAACACTTCAACCTCCGGCGAGGTCGATGCCGTGTACACTGTGGTTCAGCGAACGATAAACGGCAATACTATCCAATACATCGAACGTGTTGCCGAGCGGATCTTCCTATCGGGCGTGGCTGATGCTTGGTGCGTTGACTGCGGTATCGCCTACAACGGATCGCCTGCGTCCACCTTTGCCGGGGCTCAATTCCTTGCCGGGGCCACAGTGACCGGCCTCGCTGACGGTAAGGTGATCCCGTCCTTCACCATGCCTATCTCTGGCACATTTACCCTTTCCGCCCCTGCGTCTAAGGTTGTGATCGGGCTCCCATTCACATGCAAGCTTCAGACCCTAGCCCTCGAAATGGGCGACCCAACCATTCAGGGCAAAGTGAAGAAGATCAACGCCGTCGATGTCCGTGTGGCCGAGACCCTGGGCCTGACTATCGGCCCAGACTTCAACCACCTTGTTCCGATGAAGGATCTGATTGTCGGCAATGTCTCCTCTATGCTCACTGGTCAACAATCCCAAATCGTCACCGATCTTGTCACCGGTGATGCCCGCACCTTCTTATCCCCTGCCTTCACCGTTCCCGGTCAGTACTGCATCCAGCAATCCCAGCCCCTACCTGCCTCTATCCTGGGCGTAATCCCCGACTTCACCCTTGGCGACGATGGAGGCAAACGATGACCTTCCACATCCGTGAAGTCACTGGAGCTGAATCTTACAACTTGATTCTTGGTGAGAACCAAGAAACACTATCCCCTATCTACCGTGAAACCATGCACCGGGTCATGACCAACTCCACCCTCACCTGGATCGGCTGTGACGACGATGTCGCCTTTTGCACTTGGGGCCTTACCGCGCCTACCTTGCTTTCCGACCGGGCCTACCTCTGGCTCTACACCACTCGGCATTTCAAAGACCACATCTTTCAATTCATCCGCCACAGCCAGCGCGTGACCGAAGACATGCTTCACTACTACCCGATCATCGTCGGCCACGGTCACACCAATGACCAGAAATCCCTTCGATGGCTCTCTTGGTGCGGGGCGAAGTTTGGCACTCCACAGGGCGACTACATCCCATTCGAAATAAGGGCAGACCAATGGCAGCGGCAGCCGGCATTATCGGCATAGGCGCCTCCCTTGCGGGCGGTATCCTTGGTGCGCAGGGAGCGGAGAAATCCGGGCAATCCCAGCAGCAGATGTACAACTACCAATCTCAGGTTGCGAAGATCAATTCCCAGATCGATCAGCAGAACCGAGAGTATGCGTTGAACTACGGCGAGATCAAGGCTATGCAGTCGGGGATGCGATATCGGCAGGAGGAGGGGCATATCCTCGCCACGCAGGGCGCCAGCAACATCGACATGACCTCTGGCTCCTCAGTCGATGTCCGCAATTCCGAGCGGACCCTCGCCTCTCTCGACGCCGGGCAAATCCGCGCCAATGCCGCGAAGGTTGCCTACGACTATGACGTGAAATCCACTATGGACCTGAACCAATCCACACTCGATGTCATGGCCGGCCAGAACGCCAAGACCGCCGGCGATATCCAGGCGATGTCATCCATCTTGGGCTCGATCGGCTCTGTCTCCAGCAAATGGATGCAGGGGACCCAATCAGGAATGTTTAGCTCGAGGAGCTTGTTAACCTAATGGCACAAGTCCCCTACACAGGTGTCCCCACCGTCGCTCCACAGATGGACCCGACGCCGCGCTTCCAAGCTGATGTGCGCCCGGAGTCCTTTGGCGTCAACGTGTGGCAATCGGTTCGCCAACTCGGCCAGACCGCGGACACCGTCGGGAACGAGATCTTCGCTCGTGGCATCGCCATGCAGGACCTCGCTAACCACAGTGAGGCACAGAAGGCCGATGCCGACTATATGGCCAAGGCCGGCGAACTCCATGCCACCTTCTCCGCTCGACAGGGCAAAGACGCGGTTGATGCCTACCCCCAATATATGGACGACCTCCGTAAGGCCCGGACCGATATCGGTGCCGGCCTCTCCAACCACATGTCACAGAAGCTCTACGATGCCCAATCGCTCTCAACTATGGGTCGCACTATCTTTAACGGTGCGGGTCATGCTGCCACGCAGAACAAGCTCTACGCGGTCCAGTCCTCCCAGTCTAAGGTCGCGGCTATTAATGATCAAGTCCTTGGGTCCCCCATGGACGACGAAGGGTTCAAGACCAACCTCGCCGAAGCCGAAGCGCAGATCCGATCGCAAGTAGCCCTGAAGGGCGGGGACTCAGCAATGGCCGATGAAGCCGTTGCCCAGAACCGATCCGATCTCTACTCCACCAAGATCAAGGGCATGCTCAGGACCAACCCGATCGGTGCTGGCAAGATCCTCGACGACGCGATCAAATCCGGCGATGTCCGTGGCGAGGATGTTATGAAGATGACCAACGCCGTGCAACAAGCTCGCAACACCGTTGGATCCCGCGTGATCTCCAGCCAAGTTGCTGGCGGCGCCAATGGCCGATGGGGTCAGGGGCAGATCGACATCAAGCAAGCCGGGCAAGCTATTCGCCAAATAGAGTCTGGCGGGAATTATGATACAGTCGGCGTTCAGACCGCCCATGGTCGAGCATTGGGTGCGTACCAAGTCATGGAAGAGTTCCTGCCAGAGTTCCTCGAAAAGGCCGGCCTACTACCGATGACCCCGGCGCAGTTCCTCAAGGACCACGCCGCTCAGGATCAAGTCTTCGCCAGTAACTTCGGCGCGTATATGAAACAAACCGGCTCTGCCAACGACGCTGCCTCGATGTGGCTAACCGGCAAGACACAGGCCGAAGCGGGCGCCCGCAAAGACATCCTCGGCACCGACTCCAAGACCTACGTCGCCCGGTTCAACGCGGCCTTGGCCCAGAACGCCCCTCTCTCCGCCAAGGTCGACATGGGTCGAACCATCGCCCGTGAGACCGCGCCGGATGATCCGCTGTTCCCGGACTATGTTCGCGATCGGGTTGAGGCGGACCATAATAAACAGATCGCAATTCGTCGAGATGATGAGTTCACCAATCGGCAGACGATTGAACAGACGCTTATGGGCGGCAACGACCAAGGCGGGCAGGGCAAGCTACCGACCACCGTGGAGGAGATCACTGCGGATCCAAAGTCAGCACAAGCCTGGGAGAACCTTCAACCATCGGCACGACGCCGCTATATGAACGTCCTCGCCTCCAACGCCAAGGGCGATCATGGCTGGACTGATGAGACCCTACGGCAGTACCAAGCCTTTAAGGGCCAGGCCCAGAATGATCCCGTCGAGTTCATCGATCAGGATGTAATCTCATCGAACCTCCCTAACTCCGCCAAGCGAGAACTGATAAACCTACAGCAGCGTGTGAAGGGCCAAGCCACTGGCGATCCCCGTGTGACCCGGGCCATCGGCATCCTCGCCCCCGATCTCCAGGCTGCTGGGATCGACCGCAAGGCCGACCGGGAAGGCTATGACCAGTTCACCGGCGCACTATCCGACCAACTCCAACAGTTCGCCGAGGAGAACAAACGCGCCCCGAAGATCGACGAAGTCCGCACGATCGGCGCCAGACTGATGCAATCTCAGACCAAGCCAGGGTTCCTGTGGAATTCCAAGGTCCCCACCTACCAACTACCTGTCCCTGCCGATGAAGCCGACAAGATCCGCGCCGATCCCCAATGGGGCAAACTCGGCATCACCCCGACCGACTCGCAGATCCAACGTCTCTACACCCGTAAGCTGTATCAAGACCTCTACGGCGGCACACCGAAGGCCACTCCTGCCCCAACCGTGGCGGTGTCGCAATGACCGACTACGGCGACCTGATCCAGTCCTCCTTCGGCAAGGCCAACCCCGCCCTGCCGATTACGGTCGGGAACATCGACGAGGACCCCGACCGGGCCCAACGGGCAATCGATTTCTCCCGCGCCACTGGCGTTTCTTCCACCGCGATCTTTGGCGATCTCGATGAATTCGAGCGGCAGCATAAGGCCGTCGCCGCCTCTGACATCGTCGCCAACAACCCCCACCTCGGCGACTGGGTCCAATCCGACCCCATGGCGCCGAAGATCGCCAATGACGACTACGGCAACCTCGACTCGGTCTCCCAGAAGGTCACCGGCCTGAACCTCCCATCCGTCCGCGCGATCTCTGCCCTCGGCCGCGCGATGTTCCCGGATAACGATCCGCTGAAGCGGTTCAAGGAAGGCGGGCACCTAGGGTCCTGGCTATCCAGCAAGGACATCCAGAACCACCCGATTGCGTCCGCCATCGCCGCTGGGATCGGCACCCCGATCGAATTAATCATGCGCGGGATCTCCGGCACCGCCGAAACCGGTGCCGATATCGCCGCCAATGTCGCTACGGCCGCAGGCGCTCCGGGCCTCGGCCGTGAACTCGGCGCCTTGGTCGAAGCCGAGGCCATGGGCCTAACCGGTCGCCATGGCGTTCATGCACCCACCCCCTACCAGCGCGTCCGCCCTTACCTCGAGAACGGCCGCGAACCGCCACCCACCGTCCTTCCCGAATACGATGCCTACCGCGCGAAGCAAAACGCCGATGATGTCACCGCACTCAAGGAGGCTACCTCCGATGCCCAATCTTCCCTCACCCGTGAACGTTCACCGGATCTCTTCCGTGACTTCATCGCTCAACACACTGATGCAGAAATTGGAGTTGGAGGCGATGCGGCAGCGGCTCTCTACGGCGATAAAACCCCCACCCCCGACGACGGGCTCCTCGGCTGGGTCCCCGGAATCGCCGACAAGCTCGAACTCGCTCGAGCCTCCGGCGACGACATCTCCATCCCGCTTGCCGATTGGCTGACCCATGTCGATCCGAAGGTCATGGATGCGCTACATGATGACCTGAGGATTCGGCCGGGTGGGATCACGGCGCGGGAAGCCCAACTAGGCACTGAGGCCGACACTGCCAAACCCCCTGCCATCCCCATCCCCGAAGAAGTCCCCACCGTCCGAGGCGCAGCCGGTCTCGAGCCGATGTTCTCCATTGGCGATCGGAAGCTCCAACTTGCTAGGATGGAGAAGAACCTACCAGATCCCAATGGGCGGTTTACCTCCTTACAAGGCTTCCACGATTTCCATCTCCTCGACGAACAGGGCAATCCGGTTGGCTATATCAACATCAGCGAACAGAAGGGCGGCAAGCAACTCTACGTCGATATGGTCTCTGGCATCAACGGCTTGGGCCCACGCGACTTTGGCCCAGCCCTAATGCGCGATATGCTCCGCCAGATCAAGGCCGAATTCCCCAACGCCGAGTCCATCTCGGGCCACCGGGTCTCGGGCGCCCGCGAGGCCGCCGGCAAAGAGATGACCATGCCTGCGCCGGTGATCAAGCTCGATAACCCAAAGGGCTGGGAGCGTGCTGAGGCGCACGATGACTTTCGGCGGGTGTTGGAAGGTGGCCAGTGGGAGACCTTTTCCAAAGGCACCCAAGCCTACATCAAACCCTATTTCGAGAACGCCGCACAAGATCGCCGCATGATCGATGCGGTGAATGAGGAACTCCGACGGATCATACCGCAGAAGGTTACCGTTCGCCCTGCGGAACGTATTATCTCCTCCGATGCCCAAGGCCAATCAGGACCAATCGAGCCTACTGGGGTCTATCTTCGTTCCCGCGAAGCATATCCAATCATTCTCTATGCACTTGAGGGACCTGATCCTCTTGGTACTGCGCGGCATGAAGCTATCCACCATCTCCGCAACTACGGCTTCTTCACCAAGGAGGAATGGGCTACCCTTGAGCGTGCGGCCAATACCGGTGGCGCGATGAACTACCTCGACATCCACAATCGCTACCCGACTGGATCCCTCCCACTCAAGCTTGAGGAAGCCATTGCCGATTCCTACAAGGATTGGGAAGCCGGTCGAGTGCAGATGCCACCGGAGGTTCAGGGAATCTTCGCCAAGTTGAAGGCGTTCTTCGACGCGATTCGCGAACGGATTGCCCAGATGCTTGGCAAACCCCCGACCTGGGAGGACATCTTCCAGAAGGTGTCGACTGGGGAGATCGGGTCGCGAGAGGGCACGACGCCGTTGGATGCGAGGGCGTTTAATGAGACCAAGTTGTCTGTCGAAGACTTACGTAAAGCTTCAAATGACAACTATCTAACCAAAGAAGAACAAGAGATAGTACAAGATCATCTTGATACAATGCGGGGTATAGAACGGTATAAAGCATCGGTCGATAAGATGACTGATAAGGAGTTCGACGCACGAGATAAGAGATGGGAAGAGATTATCAATAAAATACTCGATCATCAAGAAGGTCTAGAGCCAAAGCTGAGTGCGCCTGGGTTGCGTCCTGCCATAGTTGATGAGGATGGTTCAATTAAGGTCGGTCGTGTTGGCCAAATGCATATGGAAATTAAAGCCACAAATCCTAAAGATAGTGGGTGGGTTGATCATGAAGGCAATTTTCTGAACCACGAGCAGGCCACTGCCTATACTGAGAAGCACTTCTCTCGTGGAGCGGAGTATCTTGAAGATCAGGCCGAGAATGGACCGGCTGCTACCATGGAAGAAATGGAGCAACATCTAAAGAATCAAACTCCAGCAGAGATAGCTGATGATATTTATATTAATGTAGGAGGCACTAATCATAGAGCGGCCTTACAAGAGTTCGATGGATCATTTTCGCCTGAAGATATGAAGAATGATCCTAGATTGGCTAAAGCTCGTAAGATTATAGCGGATAATCTAAATGATTTAGACGTGAAACTCTCCACACCCGAAGATCCCTCCCGCGTCTTCGAACGCGCGGCCGCCCTTGGCATGACTGTGGACCAATTCAAAGCCTACGACAAGCTGATCGCGAAGCAGCACGCTGAAGATATCGAAGCCGCAACCGATCGTGCAACCAAGCAACAGGCCCGTCAGCAGACGAAGGAGTGGAAGGCGAATCGTGTCGACCTGCGGAAGGAAGTGGCCAATTCCATTCGCAATCGCCCTGATGTCGCCACTGATCTCTTCCTTGCCGGTGATGGTCTCTACGGACGGCAGACCAAGCAGGCTTACAAGCTCGACGCTGATCTCCTCACCGACAAGCAGAAGGCAATGCTCCCACCCAAATACTACGGCCCTGGCGGCCTCGCCCCGGACGATGTCGCCAACATGTTCGGCTATGGCTCTGGTGACGCGATGGTGGACAAGCTGACTAAGTACAACGCGTTGAAATCCGCCACCGGTATGAACGCCCGCGACTTCGTATCGAAGATCACCGATGTCGAAACCGATCGGCAGATGCGGATCAAGTACGGCGTGCTCGACGACAACATCATGGACGCGGTGAAGGAACAGGTGGTCGGTGACACCCAGCTGAACATCCTCCATGAGGAAACCGTGGCCCTTGGCCTTAAGGCTGGCCAAGCCTCCGCCCCCTTCACCAAGGCTGACATCATCGGCTGGGTAAAGCAGGAGTTCGCTAAGACCACGATCGGCTCTGCGTCCTCCGACCGCTACATGGCCACTGCCGGTCGTGCTGGCAAGGCCGCTGAAATGGCCCTGCTACAGAACGACCCGGCTACCGCCTTTCAACAAAAGCAGCGCCAATACTACGCCACCGCCCTCGCCCGTGAGGCCAAGCAACTGGAGAACGAGATCGACAAGTTCGAAAGGGTGGCGAAACGGTTTAGCAAGCGGGAGGTCAACGGGATCGATGTCCAATATACCAATTTCATTCAGGATATCCTACTCCGTGTGGGCAAACCGGTGCGGAGGTCGGTACAGGATCTTGCGGCCGCGATACAAGCGGGGGAGTACCATTCACTACAAGAGTTTGTTGATGGCAAGAACGGATTCTACCTCCGCGAAGTCGCAGTCGATGATCGACTGTTCGATCCTGGATTTCGCCGCAAGTTCGAATCCCTTACCACCAATGAATTCAACGGAGTGAACACCTCAATCAAATCGCTGGTTAAGAACGGCCGCGATGAACAGAAGATCACCCGGGCCGGTGAGGAAGCCGATCTGAAGGTCATCAAGAACCAGATGATCGATCAACTGGAACAGTTCAAAGAAAGGACCTACGATGCTAAGGGTGGTCGCTGGATGGGACCAATACCTCCACCAATTGCTAAGCTCCTACGGTCTTACGGAACAGCACACATCCAGATGGAGAATCTTTTCAATCGCTGGGATCGCGATGACCCGAAGGGAGTATTTCAGCAGTACATCATGCGGGACCTTGTGGATGCTAGTAATAACGAATCGGTTATGGAGAAACGGTACGCGGCAAGGCTGCGGGGTGTTGATGATAAGGCGGATCTGAAGCAGGGGGTGGATAATCCGCTGTTTAAGGTTCCAGGCACCGATTCCCTGATGAAGTTCAACCGGGGCAACCTTCGCACGATCATGCTCAACATGGGCAATGATGGCAACATGGTGAAGATGGCGAAGGGGTATAAGGTCGAACCCGCAGCGATGGCAGCCTGGGTGCACCAGCACGCGACTAAGGAGGATTGGGATTGGGTTCAGAAGATCTGGGATACCTTTGCCGATCTCAAGACCGAGTCGGACACGATGTACCATGGACTGAGTGGAGTTCCTGCCGAGTCGATCCCGATTAGGCCGGTACAGACGCCGCATGGGGTGTACCCCGGCGGGTACTACCCGGTCATCTGGCATCCGGAGTTCGAGGGCCCCAGCAAGAAGCTGATGGGGAAGGACGCGCTAGAGCAGGACGGGTTTGTCAGGGCCACCGTCGCCAATGGCTATACCAAACAGCGCACCGGCTACGTGGGCCCAATGGCGCTCGACCTCGACATGCTCCCGGCTCGCATGAAGCAGATGATCCACGACATCGCCATGCGCCCGGCGGTGATCAATGCCAGCAAGATCTTCTACGATAAGGATGTCCGTGGCGCGATCGCTAAGCACTTCGGCAACGAATGGCGGGATATGCTAGTGCCATATCTTGTCGATGTCGCCAACGCGGCCAACTACGTCCCTAAGGACCAGCGGATGTTTTACAACGCGAGTGAATTCCTGCGGCAGAACTTGGTCTCCACCTTGGTCGGCCTCAACCCTGGCACTGTACTCAAGCACGGCCCGACCGCCTTAGCCCAATCCCTCCACGAAGTCGGCACGATCAACTTCCTCCGTGCGCTAAAGGGAATGGTCTCCATCAACGAGCGCACTAGTGAATCCAACTGGCAGTTCGCGATGAAGGAGTCGGAAGAACTCCAGCGTCGCCATCAGAACTACGTCGAGACCCTCGGCGGGGCCAGTGAGATGCTAATGCCAAACACCGGCTATGCCTCCCTCCGCGCCACCATCCAACGGCTCTCTGCCTCCCCAGTCGCCATCTCTGACCTTCTCTCTGCCGTTCCGACTTGGCTGGCCCAATATGAGAAGTCCCTCGCCGACAACGGCGGGGTCCATGGCGACGCCGTCTACGATGCCAACCGCGCGGTCCGTCGGGCCCATGGCTCCGTCGCCATCACCAACCGGTCCACCGTCATGCGTGGGGGCGCCCTTGGCCAATGGTTCGCGTCAGTCTATGGCTTCTTCAACCACATCATGAACCGGCAATATGAACTCCTGTGGAAATCCGGCGAGGCCCTGGACATGGTCAAGGATGGGGAGTACCGTCAAGCAATGGCACAGGCGCCGGAGCTTACCTCCATGCTCTTCGCCTACATCCTGGCCCCAGCCCTGATCGAGGAGATGGTCACCCCACTCATGTCGACCGATAACGAATCCTGGGGCAAGAAGGCGGCCAAAGGCGTTGCCTTCACCCTCGGCGCCTCATGGGTCGGCATTCGCGACATCGCCTCCGCCATCCTCAACAGCCGCGACCCATCCGTCGGCCTGATCTCCACCTTCGGCAAATCCATGACCGATGTCGCCCGTGATCTCGGCAAGCAGGGGCCATTCAACCGAGAGCATGCCGGAAAGATCATCAAGGACGGAGCGACTCTGCTTGGGTCTTTGTCCGGGGTAGTGCCTTCGCAGGTCGGCCGAGTTGCCGAGTTCGGCCATGGCGTCGCCACTGGCACCGAGCGACCCAAAGGCCCCTGGGGCTGGCTGGCTGGTGCACGCTACGGTACATTGAAGGGTCATGCCAAAACCTTCGATGAATGGCAACGGCATCATTAAGGAACCAACGAATGTCGATTGAACAATACATCTGGCCGGCGACGGTATTGGTTATCTTCCTCGGAATGCTGGTGGTGGTCCTCCGCGCCCTCACCATCGCGCATGATCTGGCGAAGATTGTGCTGCTTGGGGGAGGGAAGCTACCCGCGGCTGAACCCGCGGCCCCAGCCAAGCCGTCGATCCTATCCAAGCTGGTGCCAACGCCAACACTACCTGCCCCTGAACCCGCCACTGCCTCTTCAGTCGTCGATCAAGCCTTCATCGACTTCGTCAAGGCTCAGGAAGGCTTCGAGCCCAAAGCCAAATGGGACTACAAGCAATACACCAACGGCTATGGCACCAAGGCCCTTAGCTCCACCGAGGTCATTGACAAGGCCACAGCTGAGACTCGACTTCAGGCTGAGATCGTTGAGGCTGTTGCGGCCATGCACAAGTTCATCCCTGATGCCCCAATCGGCGTTCAGCAGGGCATGGTGGATGCAGTATTCAACCTCGGCACAGGTTGGGAGCATCAAGAGCTTGGCACCTTACTTCAACAGGGCAAGTATGAAGAAGCTAAATCACACCTTATGCAATATGTCCATGCTGGTGGTGTAGTGCTTCAGGCCTTGGTTAAGCGCCGTGCTGCTGAATGCGCCATGTTTGACCACCCTCTTTGATCCGGCCCGGCACCCTGGGCCGATCGATGTTTCCTCGGGTGCAAAGGAGAAACCTATGGTTGATGCAGCTACCGTCGCCACTACCGCCGATAACGTCGTGAAGGAAGTGATGAAGATCGAGCCCACCATCGCGGCTGGGGTCGGGATGTTTGTGCCCGGTGCGGCCCCGATCATCGCCTCGGTGCAGCCGTTTGTGTTGATGGCCGCGCCATTCATCGAGCGGGCCTTGGAAGACATCGCCAAGAACAACAAGGGCGATGTGCTGGCATCGTTCATCGAACTGGTTCAGCACCTCACTTCCGGTCAGCCGAACTCACCCACGTTGGGAGCGGCAGCGACCCCTCCAATGGGCCCCATCACCAACTAACCACTCCATGGGAGGGCGGATCCCCTGCCCTCCCTCTTTCGCAGGAGCCTTTAGGAATGCTGTCCAATGACCCTGGAACAGGTTTTCACGTACATAGTAAACGGTGGAGCAGTGGGCGTGTTGGCGCTGTGGGTATGGTTGGAACGGGACGAGCGGATCTCAATCGCCCGGGAGTGGAAGGAATCACGGGAAAAGTCCGAGCAGCGATTAAGCGAAGCCTTGAAGCTCGCCAATCTCGCGATCCGGAGACTAAATGGGAAATCACAATGAGCCCCTGGGTTAGGTTTGTTGAGAAGGTGTTCCGGCTGCCGCATCGGCGACGGGAGTTGGAGCGAGTGGAGCGGGTTGGGGATGAATTGGATGACCGATTGGAGATCCTTCGGCATAAGGTGGATCCGCTGCACGCGATTGCGATGCATTATATCAAGGGAGATGAGTCATGAACCTGGCGATTGTGGCGGAGTATGCGAATACCCTGTCGGCGATTTCTGCCGTGGTGATGGTAGTGGCAATGCATGTGTACTTGGTGTATCTGTTCCGCGCGGTGCGAGGTGGGTCCAGCCCAGTGCAATTCGCCACCGACTTCACTATGCAGGATCTGTACCAGTGCCTGATTGGGATCAGCGGCATGCTGGTGTTCGAGGGCTGGGGCGCGGTGATCACCCGGGTGACCGTGTGGTACTGGCGCCGGGTCGGGATCGGTGGCGGTGGTGGCGCGATGACGACTACGCAAGTCTCGCTGATGGTGGCCGGGGCGGTGTTCCTTATCATCGGCCGGGTCGGTATCACCCACTTCCTGACACAGCGCGCCTTGGGCTATTGGCCGACTCTGGTATCGATCACCGCCATGCTACTGGCAACGCTGTGGTATGTGTTCTAGGAGGCTGTGATGAACGGTGAATCTTCCGTCCCCGTACCGGATCCGACAAAGCTAACCACCGACGCAGTCGATCGGCTAAGGGAACAGGTTTTCAATATATTGGACATTCGCCTTTCGTCGGCCAAAGAACTTGTCGATCAGAAGTTCATCGGGGTCGCCACCGAGTTCACGATGCGGGACATCGCGTTGGCCGCCGCGTTCAAGGCCGCTGAGGCACAGGTCGCGCAGCAGAACCAGTCGAACCAACTCGCCGCGGATAAGGCTGCGACCGCCTTCACCAAGCAGATCGACAACCTCGATGAGAAGATAGATAACCTCAAAGAGGCCATAGCCCAGCTGACCACAAGGAACTACGCGGCTATAGGTGGGTATATTGTCGGTGCGATTGGTGTGGTGGCTATTATCTCTGAGGTGTTATTGCGTGCGCACTAGCGGCAAGGCCTAAACCATCGCTGCCCCCGCTTATCCACCCCCTTCAGCGTAATCTGCCCCGACGCCGTCATAATCTCGATCACCCGCAGGATGCTGTGCATCGGCACTCGGCTCCGAGCGAAGTTCACAATCTGGAATTCAGGTACTCCATCACCTTTGTCCGCAACCGAGATATAGTGACGGATCTCATCAATGGCACGGGCGTCAGTACCGGTCCCACCGGCCTGGAAGATATCGGGCATCGCGCTCTCGGCTTCCAAGAGCCAACCCATAGCACGATTGAAATCGTCCTTCGTGAGAAGGAGTACATCGCTACGATCCGCCGCAGCGACCATTGATAGTTTGTACAGGTGTACCCGTCGACGCGTTTTATAATGTAGAAGTTTCGGATGCGAAACAACGGGCGGCTCTCCAAGGGCACGCCAATTGTTAACGGCGTCGCGGTAGTCGGGGGTGACCCGGAACTCGCCGGAGAGGGCCCCGATGAGTTTAATATCGTGAGTAAGATCTTCATCCATCTCGCGCGAAGTGCCGGCAAAGTCGTCTCCTACGATTCGTTCATCCGAGAAGACCAAGATCACCCGGGAGGTGAACCCTTGGTCCCAGGCGGATTCAGGCATTAGCCCAATCAGGTTGCTGGGGGTAGTCCCAGAAATCAAATTCACTTGTGGTCGCTTAATGACGATCTTGATATCCTTTCCCCTTCGCGACTGTGCATATGGATCCGGATCATAGAACGCCGACAATAGTCCGACCATCTCGTCATCATACTTGTGCATAAATGCTGTAAGTTCCTCGGCAGTGATTGTTGTATTGTAGTATTCCAGCGGAGGATCAGGAAGACGCGCGATAAAGCGCTTAGAAGCTGCCAGTGTATCCACAAGAGCAGCCCCTGTAAGCGATGTCGGCGCAAAGTGGAATTCAGGGATCTCATTCATATACCTCTTCGCCACGCGGATGATTCGATTCTTGCCAACCCCGGGATGGCCGACGATGAAGACGTAGAGGTTGGGGTAGAGTGGAGAGGAGGTTTGCAACCAACACCGCATCTCCAAACACGCCGCGATAGTAAAGATCCCCGCCCACTTACGGAACAACGTAGGCGACTCGAGATTATCCGTATGTTCGACGAATGACTCGATCCAGGATTCCAGCTTGCGGCGCACGGGTTCGGTTGTCGCCAACGGCTGGGTCCCAGTCCCTGAGCCCTTCAGGATTCGTTGATGCATCATAGTCACCTTTATTCCAGCCGACCTTGCAGTCGTAGGGGATTTGTAGCGTGCGACCGTTTTTGAGGGGGATTGGGATGGGGAGGTCTGCCATGATGCGGGGTAGGATGGAGGATTCGAGATGTTCGGGATACATGAATGTCAGCGCGTCGTGGTCGTGCATGGAGATGATGCAGTAATGCTTCCGCCAGATGTTGAGCATGGCGGTGTTCACGATATCGGCGAGGGATCCTTGGGGATCGAATGCTATCGCGGCGCGAATGGTATCTGCATCTGTTCGTCGTCCCCAGAACCACCGCTTTCTTCCGGTGAGAGATGTAAGTACCCCCCGCTTCGTGATCTCGTTCTCGACCCATCGCTGCCACTGCTGATGTCCGGGGAAGGCGGCGAAGTACTTGGGCTGGAAGGCGATAACAACCTCAATTGGAAGTTTGGTCTGTGCGGCGAGAGTGTCAGGTTTTCCCCCGTAATTTGAACCGTGTCCGAGTTTCTTGCACATGAAACGGTAAGTGTAATGTCGATAGTAGGGCTGCTCCGCAATGTGTTTATCTCTTTTAAGATCTCCGGTCCATCCCAGGGTTGGCCAACAAATTCGAGCAACTGCTGTATGAGGGTCTCCAGAAGCACAGGCTTCGAGGTAAGCTGGGTCATCGAACAGGTTCCATTCTATCGCGCCGACGATGAAGGATTCACCGGACTTGGCGTCGCACTTGGCGAATTTGTATCCAGGGTCGGCGATGAAGATACTGCGCAGGCTTTCTTCAACGTTCTGTAAGTTACCACCCGTACCAAATTCTGAGAAAGAGGAACTGAAACGACCCGTATCAGTACCGGCGATGTTGTAGCTGGTTCGCACTCGTCCATCTGGGTCTATCTCCGTTTTGAGAACCGAAATCTTCTTGCCGAGTTCGGCCATGGCGTTGATGTGGGAGAGGATCGGGCGGGCGATGGTGTAGGTTTCCATCTTCTCCCGCGCGGTGCGATCGACGGTAGGACGACCCTGGCGTTTGATGACGGGGATTTGCAGTCGGTCGTAGAACAAGGTCTGAAGATCCGGGTTCGATCGCCAGTTGAACCCTGCCATGCCAACGCCCTCCAGCACGATACGTTCAAGGTTGCGCTCGAGAATTTCGATCTTCTCATAAAACTCGTCTATGACTTCGGCTTTGCGAATAGGGTCGACAAGGACCCCTCGCAACCTCATCTCCAATGCTGGCCCTTGTAGGGCACGGCTAAAGTCATAGGTCGCCTGGGTCTGCGCGTCGAGTTGGGGAAGCATTGCCTCCAGGCATTCGGCGGTAACGCAACAGTCGAGGCCGTTGTAGACTTGGTCCCTTTCCCACTGGTTCGTGAAATCGGCTGGGGTTGAAATATCGGTGCGGATTATGCGGGCCATTAGTGGTGAACACAAGATGCAAGCATAATGAAGTATGTTATTGCTACAAGAGCCCATAAAGGAGCCTGTAATGAATCGATTGCTTTCGCTAATTTGGTGATACGTTCATCGTCGTTCACTTATCCCTCCCAATAGTCTCCACGTGTTTCCGTTCTGATTTCCAAGCCCCGTGATCGGTGTAGATCGAGCCGAGGTAGCCAAGGCCCTTGAGGGACTCTGGTTGCAGGGCGTGCGACAGGAGCATGGTATCATGCACTGCTCCCATCACTCCGATCCCATACGCCCGCCAGAGGAAGGCGATGTCGTACAACCCATTTTGGAAAAGTTTCCGGATTGAATCACATTCCAACACTCCGCGTATAAGCTCCCAAGCACTTCGCTCATCCGATTGATTCGGCCAATAGCTTCGTCCAACTGCACGCTCGTCATCAAACGGAATGACGATTCCAATTGTTGGTGATGGAGCAAACCCAATGCAAGTAATTCGTGATCCGCTTGTTTCAATGTCGACAGAAAGAATGGCGCAGTTTCTGATGTGTGCATCGATGAAGGTCCTTATGTCTTCCAGGGTTGGTTCGATCCAAATCTCACACTTCGGCCGGCGGATCTCGGGGAAGGCGGATTCGCGGCCGGCCTTGATCAGGTCCCTGACGGTGGTCGGTCGGTGGGGCCATTCCCGCAGGACGGCGGCAGGATGATAGGTAGGAAGCAACTTATAGCCGCTAGCAGTATGGCTGCTAAGCATAGTGGTACCCCGTAGTTTGGTAACCCCCGTTCGACCAGTAAGAGCCCAGAGAGCAGTATTACCGAGAGCGATGATAAGATCAGGGTCCATGCCCAGAATCTCGTCAGCGAGCCGGTCAAGCTCTGGCTCGAACTCTCTCCGGACGTATTTGCCGGCGAGAAGTGGACCCCATCCAATGATCCCTTGGTCACGCGGCCCGCAGAAGTGTTCGAGTCGATTTGCAGGGGGGTGTATGTTGAACACGTTGGACCTTCGTACCTCAGGATGTAATCCCCAGACCGAATCAACTGCACGAGGGTCTCCGAATCGATAGAATTCGTTGATGTAGTCACGATCAGCAAAGGTGAGGTGGATAATTCCGGCATCGTTGAGCATCCTTAGGAGTTCGATTCCCGAAGGGCCGACGAAGGCGGAGCGGATACGGGATTCATATTCGCCCCAACTTTCTCCAAGTAATAGTATTGGCTTTGTCACAGTCGACCCAATCGATCGATCTCCCGTGCGAGATACCACTGAGCCTTCTTCAGGTCCTCGATAGTTGCGCCCTTGTCATTCGCGCGCCAGATGTATTTCATGGCATTGCCAAGGTTGAAGTTCATCCATTCCGTAATGGTGATGCACTCGACGCCGGAGGGGTGAGCGTTGTAGTGTGGTGGGTGGTTGATGTAGTCTGGCGAATCAATCGGGAGATCGTGCGGTGGTCCCGATTTAGTGCCCTCGCAATGGAGCCGATTGATAGGCCTTCCACCCAGGCCCGTTTGGCCAGTGCGCGATCGAGTGGGGGCATATGCTTCGGCTTCATAGGCGGCCTCCTGATCTTCCAATTCGAGTAGGTTCACGTTGAATAGTGGGGTGGTGATGTCCATTTGTGGGCTCCAGAAGAAAAGGCCCGGGCATTTGCGCCCGGGTGAGGAAAGGTTAATCCCAGCAGTCCTCGCCGGTCGGTTCGAAGTTGTCATTGAAGTACTGCCACGCAACCAGCCACTGATCGAGATGGTTCTTGGGGTTGCGTGCGATCATGTCACCGACTTTGGGTGAGCCGGCCTTCACGTCCTCGGCAGAGATGGAGATAGCAGATAGGTCGAGGATCTCATCTGGTTGATACGGACGCATCTCGGCAATCTGCGTTCGTCGATATCGCTTGAAGGTCATGTGGTCAGTCCTCGACCGGCATGGTCTTCTTCATCTCGGCGAAGATCTGTTCGCCATCTTGACTAGCCGTATGGATGATCTGGATTCGAACCGAGCAGTTTGGGGTCTCGGCGAGGCATTGCCGCACCGTTTTCCCCTCCTGATCGATGCCACAGTGGCCGATGAAGTCGGTCAGTCGGAACATCGAGTCGGGGGTGGTGTAGAACTTGGTGGAGTTGTTCTTGAAGACAGTGCCGGCAAGGTTGCGCATCGATCCGTCTTTGCCGGTTGCCCACGCGCCGAGTTCGGTGTCATCGACGTCGTCGCCGGCGGATTGGATCAGAAAGGCGAACTGAACGAACGGGGTCTTCTTCTGTGAGGAGACGCCTTCTTCGTATAGGCCGTGGACGATGGCGTCGTAGGTGCCGATGGGGAGGGGCTTTGGGCGTTCGACATCATCGGCTGGGGTGTCGAGGATGGATTCGAATGATTGGTGAGGGGCTGGTTTTGCCATTGGGTTGGGTTTGCCTTTTGGTTGGGGGGTTCAGAAGGGGATGTCGTCGTCGTAGTTGCGGGGTGGTGGTGCCTTTGGTGCTCTGGTTTTGTCATTCTCCAATGTTGCTTGATCGACTTCGTGGGTGAGCAGCACTTTCACTCTGTAGTACATCGTGGTCGCTGCGTTGATTCTCGACAATGCCTCAAGGGCAATGGCGAGGTTCTTGATGGCGAGGGAGTTGTGCATTAGGCCTTCGTCTCCCCTTCATGCTTCTTGGCCTGCCCGATCTGATAAGGCATCCATTCGACGTAGGGTGAGTCGTCAATGATGTAAGGTGAACCATCTTGTACAACTGGCACGGAAGTTGTTGCGATCGGCACACCATTCGGAGTGAACACACAGAGGTTGACCAAGTTGTCATCCCAGACATGTGTGACAATAGCCGCATAGGGCTGGTCATCTCGCTGGTCTTTGACTGGCCAATACCACATAATGCGTCCTCAGGTTGGTTTGATCATGGGTTATATCCTTTTCAGGGTGAGAGCCTTTGGTTTCGCCTTTGCGGGTGGTTCTCTAAGAACCGCAAAGAAGTCCGCCAATCCTGTAGAGATGGGGTAGGTGGCCTGCATCTCGAAGGGTTTGCTGTTCTTCAGGTCCAACATATTCGTGGCCGCGGTTTGAATCGTCCGCTTCCCGGCCTTGTTGTTGCATTGGGCCCAGTGGTTGAAGTAGGTCGGGATGGTGGGGCCGATGGCGGAGCCGACTGAGTTCGGGTAGCCCTTGGTGGTCCCGTCGTCGTTGGGGGAATAGCGGATGTGCGACATCACGATCACGTTGGTGCGGAAGGATTCGGAGAATAACAAGGCCAACGCCGACTCCACCTGCTGCTGCGCGGCGTAGAACCATTGCCGCGGGTCCTTGCTGGTTGGGTTCAGCCCTCGGGCCCAATTGAACGCGGCGTCGGACGCGAAGGTTAGGGAGTCGATCACGACGATGTATTCCGGCCCCCATTCGCTGGGCTTGCCGAGATCGACATCGTCGTATTTCCAGTGGTCGAGCATCTTCATCATGGCGACCCAGGCGGAGGGTTTGTCCACGGTGACGCCAGCGGCGTTGGTCTTGTAGTTGTCGCGGAGGGTTCGGAATTCAACGTTGTCGACTTTGTCGGGGCAGTCTTTCATGACGAAGGCCTTCAGCGAATCTAGGCCATTGTCCATGTCGAGGATGCGGAGGTGGTAATCGGCCGCGACGAGGGAGGCTAGTGCGCCGGATTTGCCGGAGCCGGAGTCGCCGCTGAGAAGGAGTTTGGTGAAGTCATTGGATTGGTGGTTGGCTAGGCTGGGCATCAATCATCGCTCCACTTATTGGTTGCTTCTTCGATCTCAGCCCATACAGCCTTGCGCTCTTTGTCTTTGAGTTCACGGATCTCCTTATCTGTGAAGATATGAACCGGCCCGTCGGTGATGGCCATGTCTAGTTCAAGCCGGGCCCAAAGGGCACCATTAATTTCCTTGAGATACGTTATGCGTGGCAAGTAACACCTCCGTGTAAAGGGTTAAGAGATCACCGTCGCGAATGTCGTACATCGCCATTTTGCATTCGATGGTAATGGTGGTGGATCCGCCGATAGCGATTTTGAAAGAGGTGGGGGTTCGGTCGACCACGCGGGCTTTGAGGAGGGGAAAGATTGTCCTTATCTGGCGCGCAGGGGATTCCATCGGTCCTTCTCCTCTTGCTTGTCGAAATCGGCCTTCAGGTATTGCTCTCGGACGGTGGGGGATTTGGAGCACACCTCGCGGAATTGGCATCCGCCGAACTTGGAGCAGGCAGTGTCGTTCTGGGGCCAGTAGTTGGCGGTGGCGAACTGTTCGGCTTGGGCCAGCCAGAAACGGAGATCGTCGAGCCATTCCGTGAGGTAGTCATCGCTGCGATATGCAAAGCCGCGCTGAAAAGCGTTAGGCTTCTCCAAGAGTACCTGTGCGGCATCGATGATTACTCCTTTGATTGGGGATTTCAGGATGACCTTCCCGGCGAACGAATACAGCGTCATTTGGTTCGACGGGGTCCACTGGTCGAAGTAGTAGCCGGAAAGTGTCGACACCGATGTCTTTCGGTCCATGACGTAGAGATCACCGAGGTAGTTGACCACTCGGTCGAGATGGCCGCAGAGGAGGTAGGGTTGGGCATTAGGCAATGGCTTGCGCGTGGCGCGGCTGCCTTCACTGAAGTCGTTGTAGTCTAGATAGGTTTGTGTGGGCCCCCAATCCAACTCATACCGGAAGCTGAGCTCTACCGCAGGTTCTCCGGTGTCGAGGATGAAGGTTTCGGCGGGATCGTCGATGAAGTGGTCGAGATAGTCGATGACGAGGCCGACGAGGGTTTCACGATTCTTATAACGCCCAGCACGAGTGTTACGGTCGACCACCCAATCAAACACGCGATTATGTAGTGCCCGTAACGTGTCATGGATTGCGTCTTCATGCTTCACTCCTTTGGCTCTGCTTACGGCATAGTCCTGCAAGGCTTGGTGGTATTCGATCCCGAAGCGGAGGTGGACGGATTCACCTCGGCCTTGCCAACCGTCGATCATGGTGTACTGGTAGAGTCGTGGACAGGTCTTGAGTAGGCCGAGGGAGGTGCTGTCCCAAGCGTATTGGATCTGTGTGCCGGGAAGGAATGGTGATTGGACGCCAGTGGTGAGGTGGTCTTCGGCGATTGCGAGGTTGGTCACAAGCGCCTCCGGAAGCCGGATGGAGAGGCGGTGGTTGGGGCCACTATCTTCGGCTTCGTCGTGACCAGCCCCAACGCCGCAAGGTCCAAGCTCACCTTCGGTGCATCGGCTCGCTGGCCACGCTTCGGCTTCACCCCGGCTTCGCGGGAGGCCCGTTGTTGGCGTTGATAGGCTATGATCTTATCGATGTCCTGTGCGGAGAGATCGAGTGGGTCGCGGGAGATTAAATCATCCAACTCGGATGGGGATGGTGGGGGGATGGCTGGGGAGTCGAGGATGTCGGTCAAGAGAGGTCTCCTAGAGTGCGAGATCGGTTGATGATGTCCATGGCATTCTTATGCTCCTTGCGAATTGTCACCTCATTGTGGATATGGTCGCGAATGCGAACTGTCCAGCCCTGGCCGTAGACGCGCTCAAACCACACCACGTCGGCCTCGTACAGGTTCAACGTCACCTTCCGCAGCGGGTCATCGGGGAGGGTGGGCATCCATGTCGCTCCTGATGCTGGTGATGAGTGCGCCGAAGTTTAGCAGGGTACGATTGCTCCAATGGCGACCGGCCCAATATAAGGCCCAACATAGACAATAGTCGGCGAGTAACAAACGGAACTGTTTCACGGCTCCAACTCCACTGCTTTCTTGCAGATCCAGATTTCGTCCTGGGTTTCCGGGGTGGCCGGGAGGAACATGATCAACTCCTCCAGCCGGGGATCGCCAGATGCGATCCGGGCCTCATATAGCCGATTGCGGAAGGATTCCCTAGGGACTCCGGCGAGACGGAACCGGATGCCAATTTCCTCGGCCAGGGCTCGGTGGAGGAGTGGGAGCCAGGTTGATGGGTCTGGGCGTGGGGGCATTAGGCGGAACCTCCTGTTTTGTCTTCGATCATGTGGACTTCCTCGCTGTCTACGTCGATCAGATCCCCAACCTCCGACAGCCCCTCGACATAGAGGACCCGTGCAGACCGCGGTTGAATATACAGCCAGAACATCCGGTCCTGATCTTGCTGGATCTGGATGAAGTAGTCGTCGTAGGCCGACACTCCCCACATCTGGTGGCCCTTCGGGTAAATGTCCTCGTTCGCTCGGCGGTCGAGGGAGCGGAAGTAATGCATGCGCGTTCGCATCTGCACGCAGGATTCGTAGGTGCCTAGACAGGCCCTGGCGCCCTTGGGGTCGGCGGCGGCGGCGTCGTAGAGGTTTTTGCAGTCCTCGTAGGCGCGGAGAGAGGTGGGGAGGGACATTGTTGTTCGGTCCTCAGGAATTCGTTAACCGCGGCGTTAGCCTCGCGGATGGTGAAGAAGGAGCCTAGATTGATGGATCGGCGGTTGCGTTTGAGTTTAGCCAGCCAGGGCTTTCGGCGGTTGCGCCATGTGACGCCGAGGCCGTAGGGGTGGCCGTGGAGTCGGGTGTATTGTATCACCATCCTACCACCGAATGCAGGAGGAATTAAGGATGGTGAGTTTATTCTGCGAACGGGTGATGATTACGTAGCGAAGGTTGTCGTCTTGTTCGGTGGGCTGGCAAAGGTCCGGGTCCAGCCAGAAGACGTTATCGAACTCTAGGCCTTTGGCCTTGTGGCCGGTGATCAACCTGATCTGCCCCTTCTGCGCAAAGATATGTTCAGCGTAAGAGATAGCCGCGCCCAGCGAGTCTCCATGCTCCGCGAATATTCGCATACAGTTCGCCATGTCGGGGGCAGATTTAGAATTCGCCATGACCTTCCGCTCTTCCCAATCGGCGATTGCAGACAGAGTTGCGGATCGTGATAGCTCCGAGTCACCAAGTTTTCGAAGTATCCCGATGAGCTTTGGTCCAATATCTGATCCTGCCATTGACACAGACCGGCCCACAGAGAGAAGACGGAAGGCGAGAGCGAGGAGAGGTGCGTTATTGCGGCAAATGATGGTGGCTGAGTCTGGAATATCCACTCCATTGTATCGGCTGGCTTCGGTGACATCGCCACCCTCCTTGATCCATTGGAAATGCGGTGCCCGCCAGCGCGCGGCTTCGACGATGGCCTGTGGACAGCGGAAGCTGACCGAGAGCGGGAGTTCGGTCATGGAATAGGTGGATACAGCGGCGGACATTCCTCCGGCTTTGGCCCCACGGAAACCGTAGATGTTTTGTAAGGGATCGCCAACTCCAATAAGGCGACCGGTGACAAGTCGTGCAAGCATCGCGTGGTTAATAGGAGACTGGTCTTGGTACTCATCAACCATAACTCGCGGGAAACGCGGATATGTGCCTCCGAACAGCGCGGGCATGTAAATCTGATCGTTAAAGTCGATGACTCCGTTAAAGGCATGGGTGATGGAGGTGGTGAGGATGGTGTCGATGAGTTGTCCGGCATAGTCGGAAGGCCTTTCGTCCATGGCGTGGTGGAGGGATTTGCGGTCGATAAGGGAAGGGGAGTGGGGGAGATGGCATTGCGATGGCACGTAGCCAAGGGACTTGGCCTTCTCCAGTCCATCCATCACTACGGAGTATTCCGTCCAGGCTTGTCGGGCGGCGGGTTTGGATAGGTCCTCGAGATGGGCGTCCCAGAGGGTTCGGGATTTGCGCGGGTCAAGGATTAGCTTGCCCACCTTGCCAGCCCAGATGCCGTGGCCGGCGGCG